CTCCGTCGCTCTGAAACAGGTCCAGTACGTCTTCCAGGACGTCGGTGACGGTGGCCTGTGTGGCTACGCTGTCCCGGGTGGCCTGGACGAGGTCCTTGGCTGCGGAGACCATCTGCTCGGCGAGGGGGACGACCTTCTCGGTCAGGGCGCGGAGTCGTTTGTTCTCTTCGACCTCGCGTCGGTATGCCTTGCCGGAGACGACGACTTCGGTGACGAACACGGCGAATATGAAGGCCGCGATCGGGCCTAGGACCAAGGGGTTGTCGACGGACAGTCCGCCCCCTCCTGGTCCGGAAGCTAGCAAAAGAAACATCCCGGGTACCGTCCGTCGCTATTGGGGCTTGCGACTTTAATGGTACCCGGGATGATTCTTGGCCTATTAGGGCTAGAGATTAAGTCCCTTCTTTACGAGGCGGTTCTTCAGCTTCACGAAAGCCACGCTGACCGGGGTAAGGCCGCAGATCTCAGGAATCTGCTTCTCTCGGTCTGCATCGGTCCAGTCCTTCCGGGGCTTGTCGAGGGGCGGTGGGGTCCACTTGAGGTGGTTGCCTCCGGTGACCTCGATCGTCCAGCCCTGCTTCCGGGCCGTCTTGGCCAGGGCCTCCGTCTCCTTGTTCGTGCCGAGCTTTCCGCGTCCTCCGCTTCCAGCAACTGCCTTGCCCTTGGGGGGCATTGGGACCTCCTAGGTCGAGTAGTACTGGGTGATGTAGTAACTGTAAGGGGCGCCATTACGGCTCCGCAAGCTACTTCGCCAAACCGATTGACGTGACCTAGGCCACATCGGGCTCGAAAGTGTTGACGATCGACGTGTGTAAGGTCCACCTAACTACAGGTCGTTCGTGTACGGAGAGTGAGGAGTGCCCGGACAGCACAAAACCCCGCCTGCCAGTGTGGCAAACGGGGCTGCGTGCGGCCAGGCTAACGGCCGATCGTGTCGCGACGGCGCAGCGGGTCTCCGCGCTGGGCATCCACGGGAACGATCTGCGTGGGAGCGTCCACACCTTCGGGAAGGTCCTCCAGCTTGGTCCAGTAGGGCTCGACCCACGTGGTGGTGGACTGAGTGCGCTCGTTGGTCTTGCCCTTCCCGATCCAGACCGTCTTGAAGTGCCCGGCCCTGTGCTGGGGCCCGTACTCGACGCCGGAGGGGATGGAGATACCGGAGTGGTCGGCGGAGGCCGCGCGCTGGCCGAGCGCCGAGTGCAGCTTGGGGCCGATGTAGTAGCCGACCCTGACCCAGAAGGGGTCGCGTGCGGGCCTGCGTCCCTTGCCGGTCTTCCGCTTCCGCTGGGCCATCGCCCACTCCGGGGGCTGTTCGACGTCCCGGTTGTCGGTGCACAGGTAGGTGAGGACGGCGAAGGCTTTCTGGAGGATGGGCCGGAAGGTCTTGATGGCGTCGTTGCGGTCCTTCCCGTCGGCGCTGCCTCCCTGCCACTCCTCGGCGTACTCGATGGCCTCGTCGGCGGTGAAGGTCTTGCGGCCCATCGGCAGCGGGATGAGGTCGCGGAAGTCCCCGGGGATGATCTCTCCGGTCTCCTCGTCGACCACGTCGTAGCAGAAGAGGAGGGCCAGGCCGTCCCGGTCGGCGTCGTTGCTGTTGCAGAGTCCGCTGCCGGAGATGCCGACGATGAAGATGCAGCGCACGTATCCCTCAGCCAGCCCGCCACGGCCCTTTCCTGCGGGCCAGGGGTCGGGGATGACGATCATCGGATTGATGTGCGGCAGGCGGTCGAACAGGTCGCCGGGGACCTTGGCCATCTTCGACCGGTACAGCGCGTTGGCCAGGTCGTCGTTGAGGTCGTAGATCACCCGGCCGTTGCGCTTCCACAGCTCGCAGACGGCGATCTCGCCCATCAGGTCGCCGGTCCGCTCCAGGGTGGCCTGGCTGAACTGGGCACGGTCCTGCATGTCCCAGCGGGGTGCGATGCCTCGCATCATCGAGTCGATCCCGCGTGCGACCTTCGGGATGCTGCGCAGCTCCGTGGACGCCTCGACCAGCTTGTCGACGTGTGCCATGGCAGCGCGGTGGGTCTCTGCTGCCCTGCGGTGCTTGTCCTGTGCCATTGGTCCCTCCCAGACGTGCAAATTCTACGGGCAGGAACTTACTCCGGTAGTTACGTGTTGTCAAGCAGTCTTTTTAACTAACTTGACACAGATGGGCAATACGAAGCCCCGGCCACTGCCTCGGGGGAGGAGCAGTGAGCCGGGGCTTCCATCCGACCGCCGAGGGGATGATCCACAGCGGCCGGGGAACCTGCCCTGTCAGGGGACCAACAGAGCAGGGGCTTCAGGCGGGCCGTCCTCGTGCCGCACGACCCGGTGGTAGTTCGTCGTGGTCTGCCGGTAGCCGAAGTGCGCGGTGCGGCCCGCGTGCCTGAGCGCCCACTCCTGGCACTGGTCGTACGGCAGGCACCCGGAGGTCTCATCGCAGGAGGTGCACGCCATCTCCTCCATGTCCTTCTCGGCAGTGGGCTCCGGACCGATGGAGTGGTCCACGAAGCGGTACAGGGCCTTCGTCGTCACAGCTCCCCCCGACTGCGGGCGTTGGCCAGCGCGACCCCGGTACTCAGCAGCTCGGACGCGGTGGGCTGACGCAGGTCGGCCTTCGACGTCCACCACTCCGTGCCGCCGGTCTTCTTGCGCATGGCGCAGCGTTCGGGACCGATCTCCATGACCTCGGCCACCAGGTTCTTGGTCTTGTCGTACGCCAGGGCGTGCAGTTCAGGCTCGAACCACTGCTCAGCCACGCGCGTTCGCCTCCTCGGCTGCCGCGACCTTCCCCCGCAGTTCGACCAGCTCGACCAGACAGGCCGCCAGGTCCTGGGCGACGTCGGGACGGCACCGGCCGAGGTCGACGAGCGGGCTGGACATCGCGCTGTACTCGCGGTCCAGGGAGGGGAACGTGACGCCCACCGCCGCCAGTCCGTCCTTCAGCGCCTGGACCGCGTCGGTCGCCTCCTTGGTGGACCACGTGGTGGGCGGTGGCCCCTGCTTCTTCGCTCTCGTCCCCGCCATCTGCTTCTCCTCCGCCTTCGCCAGGCCCAACAGCCGTAATTCGAACAGCAGTTGCAAGGGCGAGTAACGACGTCACCACCCTGCGCTAGTAGCATCCTCCGCATCCGCCCGTCATGCAAGTGCATGAGATGAGCAAGTGCACGTAAGGGTGAAGGCTGTTGTGTGCTAGGAGGGGGTGGCAGACTGTGCAGCAGTACCCGCAACCTGGGAGGTCCCGTTGGCAGCCAGTCCGACCGTGCTGAGGCGACGGCTCGGCCAAGAGCTGCGCAACTTGCGCGAGTCAAAGAAACTCACGGCAGCGCAGGTAGCCAAGTCGCTCGGATGGTCCGAGTCCAAGGTCAGCCGGATCGAGGGAGGCAAATCCCCGCTTTCCGACAAGGATGCCAAACTCCTGCTGAACGAGTACGGAGTTCAGGATTCCCAGGAGATCCGGCAGTTCGTCGACCTGGTCCGACGGAGTCGGCAGAACGGCTGGTGGCACTCCTACGGCGATGCCCTGCCGGAGTGGTTCAAGCCCTACCTGGGCTTCGAAGCGGACGCGGCTCAGATGCTCATCTACGAGACCGAACTGGTCCACGGTCTGCTCCAGACGGAGCGGTACGCGCAGTCGGTGATCCGCTCCATGTCTCAGGCACCGTCGGCGGATGAGGTAGACCGCCGTGCAAGTGCACGGCTCCAGCGCAAGGAGATCCTTACGCGGGACAGCCCGCCCAAGGTGTGGGTGGTGCTCAACGAAGCCGTCATTCACCGAGTGGTGGCGACGCGCGGCGTGATGCGCGAGCAGTTGAGCCACCTTGCAGATGTGGCGGAGAACAACCCGAATGTCACTGTCCAGATCCTGCCCTTCGAGGCGGGGGCACACGCCAGCATGGGGTATTCCTTCTCGATCTTGTCGTTCGAGGACACCCCTGGCTCGCTCGTCTACTCCGAGCAGTTGACGAGCGCTGTGTATCTGGACAAGACCTCAGATGTAAGTCGCCACGAGGAGATCTTCCAACAGCTCGTGGCGGCTTCTACGCGGCCGGATAGCTCCGTCGCTTGGTTGAAGGAAACAGCAGAGAGGTTCGGAAAATGAACGACATGAGCGGCGAGCTGCACTGGTACAAGTCCAGCTTCAGCAACGGCGAGGGGAGCTGCGTCGAGGTTGCCGCGACTCCTGATGGTGGACGTGCCGTAAGGGACACGAAGGACCGCGCGGGCGGGACGCAGTTCTACACCCCGGCCGAGTGGTCGGCGTTCGTCAGTGGTGTCAAGGCCGGAGAGTTCGACCTCTGATACGCCGGAAGCCCCCGGCTCCTCCAGGTGGGGAGTCGGGGGCTTCCGTATGTCCTACACCCACTCTCCGGTGAGTGCGCCGTGGACGTTGGCCTCGCGGTAGGTGTCCGGCTTGAGGATCTTGCCGTCCTCGCGGCGGATCACCTGGCCGTTGGGGCCGACCTTGCTCATGTTCGAGCGGTGGACCTCGGCGAAGACGGGCTCCAGGGGGATCTCCAGGAGGTCGGCGGTGCCGTAGATGACGTACAGGGCGTCGGCGAGTTCCTTGGCCAGGGCCTCGTACCAGTGCGGCGCCTCGACGACGTGCTTCCGGCTGAGGAGCATGTCCTGGTTGGCCTCGAAGTGGTCGTCCATGATCTGGGCCTTGCGGTAGTTCAGAAGGGCCTCCAGGGCCTCCTGGACCTCCTCGGCGATGAGGGTGGACCGCAGGGCGATCAGGTCGTCCCGTCCGGCCTCCTCGCGCTCGATGAACCGCTTCTCCCCCACTGCCTGGTGCCACTGTCTCAGGGACGCCATGGGCCGGTGGGGGCGGGTATTAAGCCAGGTCTTCGCTGTCACTGTCTGGTGCTCCTCGCGGATGGGGTGGGGTGGTCAGATGATGTCGGCGATGTCGCCCGGGTCGACCGCCAGCGGGAGGCGGCCGTCGTCGAAGAGGTAGATGCCGTTGCGGCTGTAGGCGAGGTCGCACAACTGGGCGCACTGGAGCCGGTCCTGGCGTGCGATGCGCTCCGCGATCCAGTCCGACCAGAAGCCGAAGAACCGGAGCCCGAGTGCGATGTCGTCGAGCCAGCCGTAGCCGATGCCCTTGCCTCCGTTGGCCTGGGCGAAGCCGAGGGCGGTCTCCCAGATCTTCTCCCGGGTCTCGTCCGGGATGACGGTGTGGGTGTTGTACTTCGCCTTCGGGTACATCGAGATGTGGCCGATGCGGGCGCCGCCCGGCTGGGCCTCGACGAGGAGACCGGCCGGGCCGACGATGAAGGCGTGGTTGTAGCGGGAGAACGTCAGCAGCCGGATGCCCCAGCCGATGATCCCTCCGGTCGCGGTGACGCCTATCGATCCGACCGGGGGCGGGGTTCCTTCAGCCACTGTCTTCCTCCAGGTTGTACTTGCCGATGAAGTCGATCTGGAACAGGTGCGGGGCCCGCTCGGCCTTGTCCCGCCAGTCCGTTACGTGGAACTGGCGGGAGTAGAAGAACGTCTTGGGCTTCCAGCCCGAGGGGACCTTCAGCAGGACCCGCACCTTCCAGACCGCGTTGTCGCGGGCTGTCTTCACTCAGCGCCCCCGGAGGGGGAGGTATTAAGCAGGCTGAGGATGGTCGCGGTCTCGGTGGGGACCTGCATGAACGGTTCGGCGATCTGGACGGCGACCTGGCTGAAGGCGTCGCCGATCTGCTCGTAGATGCCGCCCATGCCCTCCAACTTCTCGGAGAACTCCAGCAGGGTTCCGACGACGTCCTTGATGGACACGTACGTCTCCTCGTCGTCGCCGACGATGTAGTGGTACGCGGCCTCGTGGTCGGAGGTGATCTCGGTGACGATGCTCAACGGGTACTCCAGGGTCGTGGTGGTCGGCTTACAGCCAGATGCGGTGCTCACTGGTGACGCGTCCCTTCTCGGGGTGGACGAAATGCAGGCGCTGGCTCGGGTCACCGGTCGCGGCCACGAACTCGTGGGCGTACACGTTGTCCGATTCGGGGCTTCCGGTCATGTAGACGGAGCCGCCGTTGGCCAACTGCAACTGCATGGACTGGTGGTAGTGGCCGATGTACAGGTCGCGGAAGGTCGGCAGGACCCCGCTCGCCCACTGGTTGGCCTTGCGGAGGATGCCGTAGGCGGGGATGTTGCCGCCGAAGGACTTGATCTCGTCGCCGTGGATGGCCATGGCCTTGTAGTTGCCGATGGAGAAGTTCTGGTACCAGTCCCCGGAGGTCTGGAACTTCGTCAGCCGTCCCTCGTGGGCCAGACGCTCGCGGACGATGTTGTAGACCATGCGGTCGACGTTGTCGGACGCCTTGATGCCGTCGGACTTCTTGCCGAGGCGGCCGTGGTTGCCGTACTCGGCGACGACCTCGACCTCCTCGTAGACCTGGAGGGCCTTCTTGATCGTCCACATCATCAGGTCGGAGACGTCGAACATCTGCTCGTAGAGCGTGCCGTCCAACTCCCAGACCTGGCCGGGGAAGATGCTCACGCCTTCGACCATGTCTCCGGTGAAGAGGAGGACCGCCTTGCGGACGGGGTGGTCTGCGCGCTGGATCTCGGTGATCTCGGTGGCCTTCTCGACGTAGCGCATCACCCGGGTCCGCATGATGGTGCGGTCGTAGGTGATCGTCTTCTTGCCGCCCTGCCAGTCGGTGAGGTGCCACAGGGCTACCTCGGACGGCTTGGTGCGCTTGTCGGCCTTCGGCGGGGTCACCGGGCTCGCCCCGACGAACTGGGCGGCGTCGCGGGCGGCCTTGTAGACGGCCTCGATGTACTCGTCGCCGCGCGCCTTGGCCTTGGTGAACTGCTGGAAGAGTCGGCGGTTGTCGGAGGTCAGGGACTCGATGCGGTCCCGCAGCACCTCCTCGTTCTCGGCCACTGCCTCGGCCGTGCCCTCCTCGGGCAGGGTATTAAGACGCTTCGGTTCCTTGCCCGGCTCGACGAGGATGGCGCGCTTGTAGCCGTTGGCCTTGCGCCAGCGCCGGACGGCCGTCTCGGACGTCTCGATGCCGTTGAAGACGAGGTCCGCAGCGGCGGCCTCGTGGCCGACGGTGGGGTCCATCAGGATCTCGCGGACCCACTCGACGTCAGTGGACTCGGTAAGGGCGCTCAAGGTGGTTCCTCTCGCAGGGGGGTTGGTGGTGCCGGACCTCCCGGCCCGACAACGATTACGCTATACGGATTACGTCTTCCATGTCAACACTCACTCCTGAAGTGAACCGGTCTCACCCCTGGAGTGAGGGCAAGTTAGCAGGTCAGAGCAGCTACGCGCCTACCATTAAGCATCCAAAAGACGTAAAGAGTAGGGGCAGCCATGTTCTGGTACTGCGATGACTGCAACGGCTGGGGTGTGTCCGAGACGGAGGTGGACATGGCTGTCGACAAGCAGCGGCACCTGGACGCCCACCAGGGCTCCGACGCTCCCCCACCGGCCGCCGAGGAGGAGCCGGACGAGGTCACTGTCTGGACGCTGAAGAACGCGGCGTGGGGTATAACGGCTCTCCTCGGGCTACTGTCCACCCGCTACCCGTCCCTGCTGGGGGTATCTGCGGTTGTGGCACTGCTCACGTTCGTCGTGACCGGCATCGGAGAATGACTGAGCCCCGGCAACCAATTAGGTTACCGGGGCTTACAGGGCTCCCTCACCTGGACTCGAACCAGGAACCCGCGCATTAACAGTGCGCTGCTCTGCCAATTGAGCTATGAGGGATTGCGTAGCCAAGGCGGGACTCGAACCCGCACGCCCTTTCAGGCACCGTCTTTTGAGGACGGCGTGGCTGCCATTTCACCACTCGGCCGTGGGCCGGAGGGAAGATAGGTTCCCTCCGGCCTTTCTTACTGGTGAATCCTACTTCACCGTGTAGCGGCCGTAGTAAACCGACTTCGACCACGGCTTGTAGTAGTTCACGCCCTTACCCGGGCGCTCCGCCTCCAGCCACGTCGTGGAATTGACGTAGATGGCCACGTGGTAGACGTGACCGCTGGAGTCGTGCACGAAGACCAGGTCGCCCTTCTGGGGCTTCGAGACCTTCGCCGCCGCGCGGTGCTGGTCGCTCGCGACGCGGGGAATGCTCTTCCCCAGCTTCTTGAAGGTGTAGTAGGTCAGGCCGGAGCAGTCGAAGCCAGCCGACGGCGAGGTGCCGCCCCAGACGTACCGCGTACCGATGTACTTGGCGGCCTGGTTGACGATCTTCGTGCCCGACGAGGTCGAGCTGCCGGTCGTGGATGCGGGCTTGGCCGGTGCGGGCGTGGACGATGCGGCCAGAAGGATTCTCTCGCCGGGGTAAATCCGGTTGGGGTTGGATATGTGGTTGATGGACGCGAGGTGCTGATACGTCGTCTTGTGGGCTGATGCGATCCCACTCAGTGTGTCTCCGCTTTTGACGGTCACGTAACTGGCTGCGGCCTCTGCGGCGGTAACCGCTATCGGCGTAATGGCCAGTGCGCCCGCAAGTGCGATTCCAGCGATCCTCTTATTCATGATGCACTCCGCACGCCTACGAAATTAGGTGACGGGCTCGGGATAAGTGCTGTTCCCTACCACACGTGGTTCTGCGGATTCGCCCCAGTACTGCGTTTCGGTCTCCCGCCCCTGTTCAGGGTTGATTGCAGTTTTTGTCCAGGAACAGGGCTCGGCGTCTGGACAAAGTGGCCCCCCTTGGAATCGCACCAAGATCTCCCGCTTTTCAGGCGGGCGCATTAACTGTCTCTGCCAAAGGGCCGTGAAGTCTGGACGGCAGGATTCGAACCTGCGACCCCCTGCATCCAAAGCAGGCGCGCTACCGGGCTGCGCTACGTCCAGAGGTTGATGGGCTACACATTACGTTATCAAGGTTGGGCCTTGTCAACCCCATTTAGCAACTAGCTTGCCATGGAGAGACAGTTCCCCGCCGGGTCTTACGCCTCGCTTGGGGTAGCGGGCCAAGGGGCTGCCCTAGCGGGCGGGGAACGGGAAGCGGCCGAGGCAGAACGCCGTCAAGGCCGTGATGGGCGCGGGCATGCTGGCGAAGGGGAGGTTGCTCCCCTTGCCCGGCCGTCGCTCGCTCATCGTGTTCATGCATCCTTTTTACAGGATCATGATTACGTGTTTGTAATCCGAGGCCACTGCCCCGTTTCCCTCGCGCGAGGCGGGGGGTAGGACACTGTCCAGGGCAGCAAAAAGGGCCGGGGGGACGCCGTTGTCCCTCCGACCCTTGCCAAGGCAGGTGTCAGCTCTACTTGTGCGCGGCCTCAAACTCGCGGATGAGGTCCGTGGGGATCCGCCCGGTGTGGGCGATCTCCCGGCCCTGCTCCTTCAGCCACAGGCGCACGTCCGCAGCGGTGAAGGTCTGGCCGCCCCGGCCCTTGATGGCCTTCAGCACCTGCGTGCCGACGCGCTTCTCGGTGTTGTGGGCGACGGAGGTGAAGGGCTCCAGGGCACCGACCATGAGCTGCTGATGGTCCAGGCATAGATCCATGAAGTACCTCGTCGTACCGATGGTGATGGCCGTGGCCTCGTTACCGGGTACGTCCTGGCCGCATGTCTCGGTCTTGCGGCCGTGCTTCACCTTGAAATCGCAGAACTTGTCAACGCTGACGCGCTCACCCATGAATGATCACTCCTTAACGGCCTCGCCTCGTTCCGAGCGTTAGGCACGTCAGTCATGTTGCCTCTAGGGCACGGCCTTGTCAAGCGTCTTGCGTCACACGCTCGACAAGGCCGTATCAATAAGCCCTATTTGATCAGTGAGTCCACAGTGCCCAGAACGCCTGTGACCACGGCTTCGACGGGCGTGTGGGGCTTCTGCTCGGCGGGCGCAGGCGGTACCGCAGCAGGCGTCTGGGCAGCCTGGCGGACCGTGGCAGCGGGCGCAGCAGTGGCCTTAACGGCCGGTTTCGGGGTCGTGGATTCCGGCTTCTTGGGCGCTTTCATGGCGTCCACGGCCTTCTCCGGAAGGGCCTTGCGGTGCTTGCCCACGTACGACTGGGGCTTCTCCACCGTCGGGGACGTTGTCACCTTGGCGTGCCGGGCGGCGTGCTCGTAGGCGGAGCCGGTGGGACGGTAGGTGGTGTAGGTGGCGTGCTCGCTCGGGGGTTCGGGGACGTCGTTGCCTGCGAGGTCCGGCCGGTCCCGGGGGTGTGAGCGCTCGGCGTGCATGTCCAGGGCGGCCTCGGCGGTCATGCCGACGAAGAACGGCGCGACGGAGGCGACCAGGGTCAGCAGGGTGCGGCGGTACAGCTTCGAGCGGCTGCGCGGCTTGGGGGCCCGGCGGGAGCGCTTCGGGGTGCTCTGCGGCTGCTCGGGCTGCTCGGGGAGCCAGTAGATGGCTTCCTGGGCCTCGCTGTCCCAGCCCATGCACAGCTCTCCGGCGTCCACGAGGGCGGAGAGTTCTTCGTCGACATCGTCCTCGGGGCCGTAGAAGTCCGCCAGGGCCCCCTCGTGCGGTACGTCTTCCTTGTCGCGCAGGTGCGGTTCGTTCGGGAGGCCGGTGGGTGTGGGGGGCTCCCCGGCAAATCTGTGACGCAGCTCGCGGACGTCCTGCTCCCCGGTGTCATCGCGTCCGTCGCGACTGATCAAGTTCATGGTCCTTGCTAACCCCTCCAACAACGTGCTCCCCGAGATGGCCCTGGAGCGCGTGAGACACATGGAACTGGCCAACGCCCAACCACGGAGCCGAGTTTCGTGCCTTCGCTGTCAGCAAAGAGCCTCGGGGATCGACTGTGAAGAAGTGGTGGATGGCCAGTGCACCGACCGTAGCACTCAGAGATCAAAGCGGACAGGTCTGGACAGGCTTCCGCAACTGTGTTTCTTTACCGTTTCTTGGGTTTAGCGGCTTCCGAGGGTTACTTAAGGTTTCACATTCTTTACGCTACTCCGGAGTAGCCCATACAAACGGGACACTTCGACACGGTGTTGATGTGACGGGGATCACGCACCTGTTAAGAGGCCGCTAAGATCGATATTGTCAAGCTACCAGCGGGTACGACTTGACCCCGCTACGGGAAGCCGTAACGGGGTCAGGGGTCAAGCGCTGTTATTTCAGATAGTGAAGCCCCATCTAGAAGGCGCCGGGGGCCACTTGGAGGACGCGCAAGCCGAGATTGCGCCACATCTCGACCACCTGGTCACGGTCGTCCAGGACCATCCACACGTTGTAGCGGCCCAGGATCTCCTGCCGGTAGATCTCCTCCTTGACGATCGAGTCCTTGCGCATGTCGAACTCGGCGCGCATCAGCAGCGGCGCCAGGGGCGTCCAGTCGCCAACGTGCTGCACCAGCCAGGACCGAGTCCGCTTGTAGGCCCTCGCGTCGCGGCCGGAGACGAAGATGATCTCGGCGCCCGCATCCCGCAGGGTGTTCACCAGGTCGACGACGTCCTGGTGCGCCGCGTCCTCGTCCACCCGGTCCCAGTCGAACGGGCTGCGGTCGGCCATCAGGGCCAGCGTGCCGTCCAGGTCCACCAGGACCGCGTGCGGGCGGCCCTCTATGTACTCCGGAGGGTCGGCAGGCTTCGGGGCCAGGTACTTCTCGTACATGTCCCTGATGACCTTCTCGCCGACGCTCTTCTCCCGCTTCAGGTCGCGGCGGACGCAGGTATTAAGCGTCACGTCGGTGAAGTCCTTGACGAAGAACCTCGCTCCCCGGCTTTCCGCCAGCCGCTCCAGGCGCTCCTCGTGGAACGGGTTGAGATTGGTGTCGGCGACGATCACGCTGACGCCCTGGAGCAGGAACATCTCCACGAGCGCGTCGCGGGCCTTGACGACCTGCCGCTCGTTCTTGCCGTGCCAGCGGTCGGCGTGCAGCATCGCCCGCAGGTCGTCCTTGCACACGATCACGACGGAGCCGGGGATGGCCTTGAGGACCTGCTCCCGGGCCCACGTCGTCTTGCCGGAGCCCGGCAGGCCCTTGGTCATGGTCAGCGTCGTCACAGGCTTCTCCTTCGTCTTCTTCGGTCCGCAGCACTGGCACTTCACGGGCATCGGCAGCACCCGTCGCAGCCGTGCAGGCCCTCGTAGGGGTTGTAGTCCTCGCCCTGCAACATCCGCTTGTAGGCGAGGTCGTCCGGGTCGGGGTGACCGACGCCGTGGGAGCACATCCGCTCCATCAGGGCGCGGTCCATGCGGAAGTGCTGGGGCCAGTCGGCCATGTGGTGATCGGAGGGATTGTGTACGCAGCAGTGGCGGCCGATGCAGTCCTTGCGGGGGTGGGCGAGGAGTCGTTCCCCGCCCACCAGTTCCGCCGCCTCGAACCAGCCGCCGAGGTCGTCGGGCTCCATCAGGCCGCATCCTCCGAGAGCGTCTGGAACGGCTTCTCGTACGTCGGCCGGACCCGCTTCCAGACGTCGGCCGTGATGTCCTTGCCGCCGTAGATGCGGAACAGCAGACCCGGGTACGGCGTCTCCTGGGCGAGCAGCGCGAACTCCTTGCGGCGCTTCTGTGCGTCCGTCTCCGGCCGCCGCAACCGCTTGAGGATCCAGGCGTAGTCGTCCATGATCTGGGCCTTCTCGCGGGCGAAGTCACCCTCCAGGCGGTACACCTGCTGGTGGACCCAGGTGTAGAACTCGTCCGGCACGTGGTCGATCCAGGAGTCGATGCCCTGCCCGTTGGCCAGCGCGTCCCACACGGAGAGGGTGGAGACGTTCGTCAGGATGCGGTGCAGGCGGACGTACTCGTCGTACTTGAACTTCACCCGGGTGTCGCTCCAGGGGAAGCGGACGACGAAGCCCTCCAGGTTCTTCTCCTGCACGTGGCGCATGTAGTCCAGGACGTCGGGCATCGTCTTGAAGCCGACCGGCTCATTGACCAGGCCGGGCCAGTCGTAGGTGCCGAAGGGGAGCGTCTTGCCGGTCGCGGTGTCGATGACGGCGAGGAGCACCAGGTCGTCCAGGCTCTGGTAGTCCACGACGATGCGGTTGGCCGGGAAGACGATCTCGAAGAGGTACGTCAGGCCGAGGATGGGCTCGAACTCGGGGTACCGCTCCTGCACGAGCGCGGTGGCGTGCAGGGCCTGGGGGCTGGTGAAGGAGCCCCGCGTGGCGATGCGGAACTCCCCGGTATTAAGCGTGTAGCCGACGCCCAGAGAGCCGTCCCACTTCACGTATCCCTCGACCGGCTGCGCCAGGAGCGTGGAGTGCAGTTCGGGTACCTGGTCCCAGTTGAAGAACTTCTCGAACGGGCGGGAGATGACCTCGTTGGTGACGCTGTCGACGATCAGGCCGCGCGTCTTCTTCGTGACGTCGTTCCACATGCCCTCGTACTGGGCCTTGTTCGTGTAGTTGAGGATGGCCAGCGACGCGTCGGGGTGGTTCTGCCTGCGGACGTAGCCCTTGTCGAGCATTTCCTTGAGCAGGCTCTGGGACATGATGCTCATGAGGTTGGTCATGTGTCCTCCGGGGTGTGGTGGGTCAGAGACGCTGGTCGAGTGCGGCGACCACGCGCTTGGCGAAGGTCTCGTAGAACTCGTCGGGGAGGTGGTCGATGGCGAACCACTTCTTGGTCTCAAGGACGACGATCTCGACGGCTTCCTCGCGCTTCTTGCCCTGGCGCTCCAGCCAGTCCTTCGCGGCGCTGACGTTGGGGATCACCAGATGACCGAGTCCCATGAGGGGGCGGTCGTCGTCCTGCTTCGCGGTCATGTTCAGCCCTTCTTCGCGGCCTTCTTGTTCTTGCGCTTGTTCTTGGACTTCTTCGCGGCGCGGCGGTCGCGCTTGTCGAGGTCGGTCTCCACGTCGCTCAGGGCCTCGTCCAACTTCTCGATGAAGAGGTAGATGGCGCCCTTGAGGCGGTCGGCCTTCGCGCGGGCGTTCTCCAGGTCCTTGCGGAGCTGGTCACGGTCTTCCTCGGTGCCGGTCTGGCCGTAGACGCCGAAGTCGAGGGTCACGCTGCGGGAGCAGTCCTGGATCTGGAGGGTGGCGCCGAAATCGAGGTAGTCGTCCGAGGTGTCGCCGTCGTTGATCTCCGCGAGCACCGCACCGAGGCCATGGTGTCCCTGGTTGTTCAGGAACTCGCGGATGTAGAGGCGGCGCTGCTCGTCGGTGGCGGTGGTGCTCATGCGGTGCTCCTCGGCTCTGCGGTTCTGTGGTGCCGGGGGCGACCCCGACATCGAGAAACCTATAACGAAGAAGACGTAATCTCAAGCCCGTAATCGTGAATCTGTTCAACTGAACCCGTATGGCGTGGATCACACTCCTAGGGGGTTGCGCGAACATGCAAAAGACCCCCGCCGTAGCAGGGGTCTTCGCAGGTCAGGACCGGTCAGTGACCGGACGCCACCAGCAGCGCGTGCCCGACGTACAGGGCCGCAGCCGCGTCCACCAGGAGCGCCAGGATCCAGACACCGTCCGGAACCTCACGGAACCACTTCATTCAGATCTTCCTCACGTAGTTGATGAAGTCCTGGAGCCGGTCCGTACGCGGCTGCGCCGGAAGGATGCCGACCAGGTTGTTGAAGACGTCGAACGCCTTCCAGAACTCGGCCTCGATCTGGTCACCCGACATCTCGTCGAACGCCCAGTAGAAGTCCGGGTCCGGCACACGGACGGTCAACGTGCCGTACTCCAGCAGTTGCTGGCCCTGCCGCAGCAGCCGGAAGCAATGCCTGGCGTGCTTGGCCACCCGCTTCTGCCTGGCCTCGTTGGCCAGCTCCTGCTTGATCCGCTTGATCTGGCCCATGGCGTAGCCGCCGTACGCGGAGCGCACGTAGCCCTCGGACAGGAAGTCCTCGCGGATGTCGACCAACCACTCCCCCTCCCAGGACTGCTGCTCGTACTCCTCCAGGTACATCAGGTCCATGATCGTCGGGTTGCACTTCAGCGCGAGGTTCACGTACTTGCCGACCTCGTGCAGGGTGACGTCCGGAGCCGTGGTCACCAGCGAGTCCTGATGCTGGGAACCAATACGGAAGAACTCCGGAGTGGGACGGATGAAAATGCCGAGCCGGTCGGTGTCCGAGCCGGGCCGGGCGAGGCCGAAGGCAGTGCTGCCCACGACCCCGCTCAGCAGGATGTTCGTCCCCATCAGAACCAGTACGCCTCGGAGGGGTCGTCGTAACCCTCCTCCTCGTAGCCCTGCGCCACGGCCTCGTACGTCGACAGCGCCTCTTCGACGGCCTGGCCCCACGGCATACCGGAGTCCTGCTCGGACTGCACCGCCTCCAGCAGCGCCCGCGTCTCGCTGTCGGCCTTGATGAACGCGGTGTCGATCAGCGTCCCCGCCGAGGCGTAGACGTTCTTGTCCTTGGCGGCCATGTCGTCGAACGTGACGCCCTTGTAGGACAGCACCTGGCCGACGATGCACGACGGCACCTTCGTCTGCGGGTCGAAGTAGGCGCACAGCGACTCCTGGCGGCCCGGCTCCAACTCGATCGTGAGCATCTTGTACTGGTAGTCGGCGCCCCGCTCCTCGACCGCGCGGGCCAGCAGCGTCTTCGCATCGTCCAGGGTGATCTCGATGGCCTCGTGGGCCTGGGTATTAAGCGTCATGGTGGTGCCCTTTCAGGAGCAGTCGAACTCGAAGCCCTCATCGGGCTCCGTGGTGATGGTCTCGTCCAGCAGAACGCCGTTGACGAAGATGACGTCCCCCACGTCGATACCGACGTGTTCCAGCAGGGATCGGATGCTCACAGTCCCAGTACCTCCTTCAGTCGCTTGCCGAACTCGTTGACGGTCTCTTCGCGCAGCCGGTCCTCGTGCATGTTGTAGTCCTCCTCGTCGTCGCCCTTGCGCTCCAGGAGGACGACGTCGCCGACGGAGATGGTGCAGGTGAACTCGCGGTAGCCGGACCATCCGGCGCTCTTCCAGGACTCCGTCGTGACGACCTGGATCAGCGGCAGGGGGATCTCGATGGAGTCGGACACGGGTCCTCCCGGGGTGGGGCGGGGCCCGGCGTACCAGGCCCCGCGAGTGGTCACAGAGATGCAGGGTTGAACAGGTTGCGGCCGTCGGGGTCCTTCGAGACAGGGGTGAGCTTGCCCCGGTCGACCCACGTGCTGATCGTGCTCGGGCTCACCTCAAGGATCTTGGCCAGCTCCCGGGCCGTGACCAGGGTGACCTCACTGCTGTCTCGCCGCTGTCTCAGCACCCCGGCCAGCCGGTGAAACGTCAGCGCGGCCAGGTGCGTACCCAGCGCGATGCAGATCGTCGGAGCGGCCGAGGCCAGGATCACGTGCCCCCACGTCGTCTTCGCGGACTGCCCCGTCACATGCGCGTACGCAGAGCCGTGGGCGACGTTGAGAACGAGTGAGACAGCGGTGAGACCGACCACCGTGCCGATCGCCCACCGGTATCCCGGGGAGCCGACCAGCGCCAGCGAGGCGACCACACCCAGACCGTCCAGCCCGTCGATGACCAGGGGGTAGTACTCCCTGACCTCGTGCAGGCCGATGCCGTCTGCGGTGTCTCGAAGGGGAACCCAGCTCACCCGCATACCGACCAGCGCCACGAACGCCAGCGCCACCAGGATCAGAGTGAACCCGATGACCAGACCGGTCGCGTGCAGGCCGTTGAACGGCTGAGACGGGGGCGAGACAGGGTCTGTCTCAGTCTTGCTCGCGCGACTCTCGCGCCAGCTCTGGATAGGCTTGGTCAGTCCCATGGAGAGTGCACACCTCTCGTTGGTGGGACAGGCGCCCGGTGGACTCATCCTCCGCCGGGCGCCCGAATACCCATCTAGGTATTAAGCCGCTCAGCGAGCTGACCGAGGTACCAGCGGACGTAGGCCGCCGTCCCCACAGACTGCTCACACTGAGCAAGCGTCTCGGGCCGGATGCGGATGCGCTGCTGGCGCGGGCCCGCCCTGAACCTCTCGATGAACCCCAGGTAGTCGACCGTCAGGGGGCTGCTCATCTTCTTCTCCTTCTGGCGGTAGCGGTTGACGACTCGTCGCTCGAAGTCGTTCAGGGTCAGCGGCCGACGACCTCCGCCCGTATCGAGTTGCCGGACGACGGGTGGATCGCGACGCTGCTGCTGGCGTGGATCTCCAGCCGCCGGTCCTCTTCCAGCCGCACCAGGAAGTACGTCCAGAACTTCTCGCCCGGCTTCTTCCACCGGAACTCGATGGTCGGGTTGCCGTGCAGCGCCCGCCGGTTCGCGCTGTAGGGGTCGACGCGGACCGTGGCGTCCTCCGGCCCCTCGTTCAGCAGCGCGCGGGCCGTGGCCAGCTCCTGCTCCAGGCGCTGGATCTTTTCGTCCTTCGCGTGGACGCGGTCCCTGACCCACTTCGGCAGGCGCTCGAACCTCGGATCGTCCGTCATCGGGATGTTCATCTCTCACTCCCCCTTGCTCCTTACGTCTTCTGGAAGACGTAATGTACCTGACCCGGCCCGGCCCGTCGACCCCTATCCGCCGACGGACCGGACCGGAGGATCAGCTAGCCCCTGCTCTCCAGGCGCTCCCAGGCCGACGCCCATGCCGTCCGCGTCCCCGGCTCCAAGCGGGACTCCTTCATGACGTAGTCCGAGTGGAGGGAGCGGTTCTCCAGGACGCCGTCAGCGGTCCGGACGTCACCACGCCAGGAACCGGAGGAACCCTGCTCGACCTTGAGCACGATCCCCGGGGCCAGGCTGTGGTCGTACATGATCGAGACGCGGTCCCCGGCCTTGAACGGTGCCCTCTTCTGCGCCACGCTTCCTCCTCATTACGGCTTCGTACTTACGGCTTCCGAAGCAGTAATGAGAATCTATCGGAGTTGATAGGTCTCGTCAAGGCGTTTCATCAAACAGCTTTCCAAGCATGAAGAAGGCCCCCACCCGTCAGGGCAGGGGCCTTCTTCACGTGGTCATATCAGCCGAGGCGGTCCTCCCCCAAGGTCCTCCCGGCGAGCCGCCGCGATCGTCAGTACTTACCGTTGCTGAGGAGGTCTCCGTCCGCGCCGTAGACCGTCACCAGACCGTTCTTGCTGGACTTGCCCCGGCTCTTCTGGAAGTCCGCGAACGCCGAGGCGATCAACTTGGCCTTCCCGGTGTCGGCGCTCATGAGGCCGCCGGAGTAACTGGTGTAGACGTCGGCGGCGTCGAGGATGTCGTTTTGCGAGTCCCCTCCCTGCACCTTCGTGACGTGCTGCACAGCAGCGCTGGTCTGCGAGGACTCGTTCTTCTTCGCGTACGCCTTGAAGGCGTCAACCGTGTTCTTCTGGGGCGCCGACTTGTGCGCCGGGGCCTTCGAGGAGGCGCTGGAGGAGGACGAGGTGCTAGAGGAGGACGAGTTGTCGCCCTTACCACCACCCCCCGCAGACGCGATACCGGCGATGACGATGATGCCGACGAACCCGAGGCAGCCGAACTTCAGCACGCCCCTCTTCTTCTTCGGCGGCTGGGGCTGCGGGTAAGGCTGCGGCATCTGGCCGTAGGGCTGCTGCGGCGTCTGACCGTAAGGCTGAGACACGAGTGTCCCCCCACTTTCTGGATCGTTCCTGCGGACCCCCTGTCCGCGTAATCCACACGCTATCCCCGTGGATCATTCACTGTCAAGCGGTATCCGCATACAGCTTTCCAAGCATGAAAAAGGCCCCCACCCGGTCACCCAGGCAGGGGCCTCCTACAGCCCTACGTCAGCCGTACGCCCGCACGCACTCCAACTTCACCGAGGGCGCGTACGCCGCCACAGCGTCGGTCGCCGTGGCGTACGACCCCTTCGCCAGATCCCGGGCACCCATGTCCGCGTACGTCTTGTAGATGTCCCAGGTCGGCGTCCCCTGAGCCTTCACCCCGAAGTCCGCGAACTCCTCCTCGGTCTCGACCCCGGACGGAGCACCCTGGGCCGTACTCAAGGTCAGGTCCACCGCCTTGATCACCTCGACGAAGCAGGTCTCCACCGCCTTGGTGTACCCCGACTTGGACGCGCTCGGCTTCGCAGACCCCTTCGAGCCCCCGGCCCCACCACACCCGGCGACCGCGAACAGCACGACCACAGCCGCCAATACCCTCTTGCTCATAACGCCCCCCATATCCACTAACTCCCTTCCACCAGCGCCTGCACAACCTTGTTCAGCGCACGCTGCGCGTACGACGTCAGGCAGGAATGCGCGTGATCCTGATCTGCGGAGTGTCGTTGAGTCCGACCTCCAGCTCCGCCGTGTACCCCCTGCTGAGCAGAACCTCGTGGATCGCGGTCATGTTCGCGATGCGCATCGCGGCGTCGTCGAGGGGCCTGGACCCCGCCTCCCCGGCGTTCTCACCGTCGTCCGGCTCCGACCACAACAGGCCCGCGTAGCCCAGGCCGTTATAGAGGAAGACCTTCCAGCCGGGCGCGGCAGGTTTGCCCTCGTTCGTATGGGGCGCCCGCGCCCAGCCGTGCGGCGCCAGATCGAGCGCGAGCTGCTCTTCTAGGTCCCTCTGCTCTATCACGTCAGTTCTCCCGCGTGGCCAGCTCGGCCGTCCGCTTGTCCAGGCCGCCGCTGACCTTCTCCACCAGCGTGCGCAGGTACTCCGCCACGGCCGTGTCCCCCAGCCCGGGGCCACCGTCAAGGATCTCGGCCTCGTCGAGGATCTGCTGGAGCGCCCACTCCGCTCCGTCCAGGTTCTCCTTGATCAGCAGCACGTTGAGCGCAGTCTCGAAGGAGCGTCGCTGAGGGCTGCGCTCCTTGACCGGCTCGGCCGGGGCCGCCGACGACGTACCGAGCACGTCCTCCAGCACCTTGCGAGTCGGCTGGAGTCCGAGGTTCGAGTTCAGCCGGTTGTTGAGGTCGTAGACCTGCTTGTCCGTGAGGGAGACACACGAACCGGCCTCTGTCGCCTGCGTCCGGCCGCTCAGGCGCCGGGGGATCTCCCTCTCCAGGAGGGCGACCAGCCAGTCCGGTCCCTCGAAGTCCTTGTCCAGCGGGCCCGAGTACATCCGATCGGCCCAGCGCCCGCCGACCGCGTTGTCCTTCCGGTACAGACGCCCCTTCACAATGATCGAGCCGAACTCCCACTGCCCGTCCTCCGGGTGCACACTGACCCACACCTGGAGGGGGCTAATCGTCTGCGAGGAACTGATCTCCAGGCGCTCGCCCTCCTCCGGTTCCAGGGGCAGCCACATGGTGACCGTTCCCTCGACCGTGAACTCGCCGTCATCCTTCAGCTTGGCCATCTTCCAAACCCTCCCCGCGCTTTTTAAATGATCGAAATTGGGGCCGGTAAGCCTACTCGGCGCTCTGCGCCTGCCCGGCCTTTTCCAGCACCTTCACCCTGTCGATGTAGTGCCCGCTCTTGTTCCAACGGCCGGTGCTCTTGGAGACGTAGTGGAGTTGCAGGCGCTCGGTCCAGCCGATGTACGGATCGCGCCGCCACTCGAACTCCGAGGCCGCCCACTCCTCCTTCTTCTCGGCAGTCCGCTTGAGCAGTTCCAGGTCGGTGCTCACAGCCTCCGGCCCCACGCTCATGGCCAGGACGTACACCTCGGCGCTCCGCGCCTCCGCCGCGATCACCTTGTCCAGCAGCGACTCGGCCTCCGACCGGCGGGATGCAACCCTGCCCGAGTGCGCGTGGTCGACCGTCATTCCGAGCAACCGCTCGCGTGCGTCACTCATCGGTACTCCGATCCCTTGTTCACGTTGAGCGTCGCGCTGATGCTGTCGGCGACGCCCTCGTCCCCGTAGATCGTGACCAACTGCGACCCCGGGCTGCCCCGGTACACGTACTCCCGCATGACCGCGAAGATGCGCTTGCCGTCCACCGTGCGGGGCTCGACCGTGTAGCCGGTGGTGACCTTGCCCTGCGCCATCTCAACTCCCCTTCCGCCGTTCTCAATTACGGGTTAACTCTATGGGTCACACTCCGCCCTGTCAAGCTGTTTGGTCAACTCGTTTGCGTTGCCGGAATCACCGAGTCCGTTTAGCTTAAATACATGCGAAACCTGCGTGATGCACTCATGTGGCGCGGCACCCGAGCCGCTGCACTCGACGAAGCCCGGAAGCTGACGACCACCGCCCGCCGCATGGGCTACAACGCCGTGGTGCACGGCACCCTCCGCAGGTACGGCAACGCTACCTACGAGGAGCGTCCCTACGGCGTCTTCCTCGAACCCCGCAAGCCCTGATCCCCCAGTTCCCGGTGCCCCCAATTCCCCGAATTCCCCTGGCACTGTGACACTGTCCGATTCCCACAATCGGTGCGCTGCGCGGCTGTCTAGGCCCTTTGCTTCTGCAAATTTGCACTTAAGGGTAGGGGGGTCGAATATTTATTCATTGGCCCTACACTATTGACACGCGGCCCGTCAATCCCCTGAGCCGGGCAATATCAAGCCTCGCGCTTCCTTTCAGTATCTGCACCCTTGCTTTTGGTGTGACCTGCACCACTCCCAGCACCCATACACACCCCCTTGGGCCTGTCAACCCCTGGGATCGACGCATATTATGCATGGCAATTCGGCGTTATTCATGAGGCCACTACCCCAATTCGCTGATTTACGTTGCTGCAAATATGCCCCGACATATGGAGGGGTGGGGTTCGCTGTAGCAACTCGACAACCAGGGGGGCCAGGGAGTTACGGCGTATTGACTGTGAGCCTGGCGACCGCATGGCCGTACGTGTGTCAGTGCTGTGTCTACCAGGGAGAGCAGCAGTGGGGAGCCTTCCCCCGGCCCCGGAATCCCTGGCCATGCGGTCGGCATGGTGGGACCCTTGACGTATGGGCGTAGGTATGTCTTGGGGCGCGTTGGGGTACGGCCAGGCATGGGGAGAGTTCCCCACGGTGGACGCCGCAGCGCATGCCCTGAACAGCTCTGTACGGCGCTCCCTGGCCCGATATCAGCCGGGCTGGCGCGGGTGCCTGTTGAAGCACTCAGCGGGCGTGCTGCGGTGTGAGATGTGCACGGACGGACTGCACGCGGTGTGCCGTGGGAAGCGGTGGCACTCGGAGCACGGCATTACCTGGGTGGCCCTGTATCCCCGTGGTGGAGGCGAACACGAAGAAGCCCCCCACCGGCCCGAGAAAGGGCGGTGAGGGGCTGCGTAGGGCCGTTCAGGCGGTCAGTAGTCGGTCTCAGCTTCGGTCACACACGGGCAGGTGTCGGCGTGGTACGCGCTCCCGTTGGCCGCGCGGGGCGTGCCGTCCTCGTAGAACCCGGCGACGGTGTAGACCATGCGGTGACCGTTGGTCGCAATGCCGGTGTATTCGTCGCCGACGCCGAGGGGCGCGGGGGTGGTGGGGCGGGCGGCGGTGCCATCCTCGCGGCCCATTTCCAGGGAGTCGGCCAGTTCGGGGCGCCATGCCAGGACGCGGCGCAGGTCGGCCAGGAACGGCGTACGGTCGAAGGCTTCCCCGTCGGTGTAGGCGTCCACGGCGCCGAGCATGTACGCGACGGCCTGGCGTCCTTCGTTGCGCGCGGAATCCCACGTGAGCTGTCGCGCCAGCGGGGAGGCGGAGACGGTGACGCGGTACCCGTGACCGTCGCGGCCGGTGCCGACCTGGACGGACACGCGCTCATGGGTGAGGGCGCCGAGGTGGGCGGCGACCATGGCGGCGGTGGTGTGCGTGATGCGCATGGGGGTTGTCCTCCTGATGTGGGGCGGGTTGGTTGGTCAGTGCTGGGGGCGGCGGATCATGGTTTCCTGCGTGCCGTAGTCGCGGGCGCGTCCCTTGTTGGGCGCGAACCCAAACCGGCGGTAAAAGGCGGTGAGGCGCCGGACGCTCCCGCCAAAGTCGGGGCTAGGGGTGGTGGCCAGGGGCAGGCCGTGCGCGTCGGCGTAGGCGGTCAGTTCGCCCATGACGGCCGAGCCGGAGCCGTTGTTGCGCTCCCCCTTGGGGACGATCAGAACGGACAGGATCACGAACCCTGCACCGTTCGTTTCCAGGGAGACGCGGACGCCGGGGAACCGGGCGGTCAGGTCCTGCGCGAGGGTGGCGGGGACGGGCTCCAGACCGTCACAGGAGACGCGGCCGAAGCGGGCGGCCGTCCAGTCGTGGGCGGGGTGGGGCGTGGTGGTCGGGCAGCCGTAGACGGTGCGGAGCATGGGGGGGGGCCTCCCTGGGGTGAGTGGGAGGGGGCCGGAGCGCTTCCCCGGCCCCCGTGGTGTGGGGCGGGTGCTACTCGGCGAGGCCCTGCGCGGCGTGCATCTTCTGCGCCTGCTTGAACGTGGCGCGGTACTCCGCGAGCGAGGCCGGGCGGACCGCCTCGAACTGGCGGGCCCAGTGCGGCATTACGGCGACCTTCTGCGTCTGGAAGACGCCCCCGGCGGCGATCATCGCGTGATTCTGCGCGCGGGTCTCCGTGGCCAGCGCCTTGCGGGCGAGGGGGGAGAACATCAGGGAGTGCTTACGGAACGCGGCCTCCTCGCCGTGGCGGTCGACGCCGCGCCCGGTGCCGCAGTGGCCGAACACGTCGTGCACGGCGCGGAACATGTCGTTCGTGTCGTCGTCGAAGAAGAAGTGCCCGCCCGTGGCGGCCGTCGCCAGGATGCGCATGCGGCCGTTGCGGACGTCCTCGAAGAACGCGCGGGTGCCCTGCTTGTCCATGTCGTAGGGGTCGGCGTCCTCGACGCTCACGGCGATGCCGAGGCCGCCACGCGACGCGGGGGCGGTCATGAACTCGTACTGCCGCTTGACGCCCTCGGCCATGGCGCGCCAGGCGGCCGGGGCGGCGTTGTCGATGAACGGCAGTTCCCCGTACGCGGCGGCGATCTTCTCGACGGCCGAGGGGGCGACGATGACGCGGGAGTAGTCCCAGTGGTCGCGGGTGGACAGTCCGGCCTTGGCGCAGAAGTTGCGCGAGCCCTCGACGATGGCGCGGATGGGCGAGACGGTCAGGGCGGGGACGTTGGCGGTACGCATTGGGGGCCTCCTGTTGCGGGGCGGTTGGTGTGTTGTTGTGTGCTCACACTAGCCCCCGATTACGACTTGTAAAGCCAGTTTCGGGGATCAGTGGACAAGTCTTTATAGAGTTGTGACCCAGGGCTAGCGGGTGGTGGACACGTCCCGGAACGCGGGGACGGCGCGGGCGGCGTCCAGGAAGTGCGCGACGCGGTCCAGGTCGCCGCTCGGGACGTGCGCGTACTCGATGCGCTCGCCGCCCTCGGTCGTCACGTAGACCGACGTCGGCGCGGGGGTGTACGCAACGGGCTTCAGCAGCTCCAGGGCCTCCGCAACGGTCACCACGGGCAGCGGGAGGCCGGACAGCGACGCGCGGCCGCCCTGGGGGGCTTCCTGGGGCTCCTGGCGCGCGTTCAGCTCCTCGGCGCGGGCGTTGGCGTCGTCCTCGGTCATGCGGAGGGTCGTCCACATGATCAGCTCACGGTCGAAGATCGCCCAGCCGTCCTCGGGACGGCCCGGCATCATGCGGGCCACGTAGCGGCCGGTGTAGGCGTGGGCGCAGAAGCCGCACAGGTAGGCGCCGAACCGCGAGAACCGGGCGGGGTACTCCGGGTCGTCGTCCGAGTCGCCGATGGTGTCGCACATGACGCACAGTCGGCCCAGGTGCTCGGAACCGGCCGTGATCACCCAGTCGTCACCGTCGCGCTTGTCGGCGCGGTAGACCACGGCGTACGTGCCGTCGTCCCAGATGGTGCGGCCGGTGACCGTGCCACGGCCGAGGCTGGTGGAGATGCGGGCGCCCACCTGGGCCCACTTGGCGGGGTCGGCCAGCGCGGTGCGGGCGGCCCAGGGGTTCACGTCGGCGCGGGTCTTGATCTCCGCCGGGATGGGGCCGCTGTAAAGCCACGTGGTGCCGACGTACAGGTAAAGCTGGTCGCCCTCGATGGACACCGTCACGCGCTTGCCGTCGATGTGCAGCGGGCGGGCGTCGCGCAGGGTGCGGGCGCCGGGCTCGTTGGGCTCGTAGTGGCCGGTCAGGTCGACCGCCTCCGGGCGCGGGTTCGTGATGGACAGGAAGCGGGCGCCGGTCTCCGCGTCGTAACCCTGGTAGTCGCCGTGCGTGTCGACGTAGCGGGAGCAGCGGGAGCAGAAGCCGCCCGGCATGTTGGCCGCGTCGCCGAAGCTGACGTAGGTGGTGACCAGGCGCCCGCAGACGGTCTCGTCGTTGCCGGTGCTGTAGTGCGCGGTCTTGCCCTTGCCGACCTGCGCCAGCTTGTAACCGGAGATCGTGTCCATGGTGTCGCTCCTTCGTACGTGTGTGGTGGGAGCGCTGACTTTTCCGTAGGGGGAACCCCTTGTCAAGCCCTTTGAGCACATGGATTTACAAGACGTTATGAAGCTGTGACCAGCGGCCCCGGCGGGGGTGTGTTCTCCTGGGGGCCGGACACAACAGGGCCCCCACCGGCCAGCGGGACGCGGTGGGGGCCTTTTGCATGCCCGGGGTCAGACGGTGGCGGCCTCGGCGGCCTGGCCGATGGCCAGCAGCAGGCCGTCCCAGTTGGCGGCGTCGATGCCGACCCCGTCGACCCACTCGGCGCCATCGGCGTATGCCTGGGCCATCAGGTCGAAGGCATCCGCCATGGACATCAGCTCGACGTCCTCACCGAGCCGGACCCACATCTGACGGGAATCCATCCGGGCGCGGAACCGGGATTCCTCCTCGGTGTTCTCGGCGATCGAGCGGGCGAATCCGTCCGCCCCGCCCGCGTAGTACGCCAGGCGATTCTGGTCGTCGTTCGCCGTGGTGTCCGCGACAGAATCCGACTCGGTGTTCTGCGGGGTCTCCTCGGCGATTTCCGGGGCGATCTCCTCGACGACGGGCGCAGGGGCCGGGGTCTCCTCGACGGGAGCCGCAGCGGCCTTCTTGCGCGGGGTGCGGGCCTTCTTGACCGCGTCGATCTCGTACGGCTTCGGCTCGGTCACGTGGTCCTCGACGAGGGTGCAGCGGGTGAGGACGGTGGCCTTGGTGCCCTTGTACTCGTCGTGCGCCTTGACGGTGCCCCGGAGGGTGACGCGCACGCCCGTGTCCTCGCCCAGCGCGTGGCTGGAGGCGAACCACTTCACGACGACGCCGGAGTCCTCGGCGCGCACCTGGTAGAGGGTGGTCGAGCCGTACACGCTGTCGATGTAGCGGATGGACTCCACGATGCCGGTGAAGGTGATACGCGAGCCCTTGACCCCGGCGGCCTTGTCGGGCGCGGTGCCGATCCACTCGGACGGCTTGCCCTCGCGCTGCTTGCGGATGAGGGTCTGCTCGTTGAAGCGGGCCCACGCCTGCGGGGCGGAGACGAGGATGCCGAAGTTGCGCGAGGAGACCATCTTGGCGCCCGCGATGGCCTTCAGGTTGGTGACGTACTCCGAGGTGCCGGAGAAGTCGTCGGAGAGGATGAACGCGCGGATCTCGGCGGCCTTGCCCTTGGCCTCCCCGGCCAGCGGCGCCATCTTGTCGGCGAACTCCCGGTCACGCTTGGCGCGGGAGGGGGAGAGCGCGTTGCGCACGAGCCGCACGGTGGGGGTGGCGTGGTAGTCCTGGCTGCGGACGAAACCGAACGCCTTGACGCAGGCCCAGGCGTAGGCGAGGACGGTCTCGGTGGACACGTCGCGGTCCCCGCCGCCCATGCCGTAGAACTCCTTCTCCTCGTCGTCGTCGGCGGGGCTGGTGGGCCAGGCGACGGTGGTGTCCCAGCCGAGGAAGTCCTTGATGCAGGAGCGGCCGATCTGCTTCTCCTCGCCGGTCTCCTCGTGCTTGACGAGGAAGGTCTCGCGGCGGGTGCGGATCTTCTTGCAGTGGTCGCAGACGCCCTCGCGGACGGCCTCGCGGTCGACGGAGTGGACGCCGGGCGCGGTGCGCACGATGAGACCGGCGTTCTCGTCCCAGTCCAGGGTGGCGAGGAAGGTCCAGCCGTTGTGCTTGGGCGCCTCGCCCGTGAAGAAGACGTCGTACAGGATCTCGACGACCTCGAAGCCCAGGTCGTCCTTGGTCTTCACCTCGACCTCGGTCACGTCCAGGTCCAGGCGGCCGGACAGGCCCCGCTTGGCCGCGCGGTCGTTGATCTTCTCGATCTTCGCGAGGGTGGTGGCGAGCTGGTAGCTGTCGATTCGCGCGGACATGCGGGCCTCCTGATGCGGGGCGGGTTGTTGACTCGCATGAGATTACGGCTTCTGGAAGCCGTTGTCTACCCGTTTGCCTCAGCAGCTTTCGCGTGTTCTCATGGACACCGAAGGCCCCCACCGGCCAGCTCGATTCGGTGGGGGCCTTCGTCATGTCCCGGGCCTACTCGGCCGGGCGGAGCGCTCCGGTGATGTTGCGCCGCAGCAGCCGGTACAGGTGGGCCCAGCCGGTCTTCTTGTCCTGCGGGGCGGGCATCCCGTGGTCCTTCTCCCAGGAGTGCTGGACCCTGCGCAGCAGCGCCGACCACTGGTTGGTGTCGATCAGCGCGGCGCAGATTCCGCAGGCCATCCAGTCGCCCTCGTAGCCCTGCATCTTGCCGCTGACCGGATGCCGTCCCGCCACGAAATCCGCCACCGGCAGGAGGAACTTTTCCGCTCCCAGATCCTGGTTGCAGAAGTCGCAGCGGCCGTGGACTTTTCCGCCCTCGGGTTCCACGGGAATTGCCTTGTGCCCGGAGAGGGAGTCCTGTTCGTGGTGCTGCCAGGACTCCTCCCCCGTCCCCTTCTCGATGTGGCGCTCCAGGGGGCGCTTGCAGGTCTGGCAGACCATGGGGGGTGTACTCACTGGGTGATCTCCTGGCCGGGCTTGAGGATGCGGAACATTGTGCCGTCCTCGGCGCCCAGCTCGTGACCGTTCTCCATGTCGGCGATGTGCGCGGCCAGCTCGCCGTAGCGCAGGCCCCGGCGCTGCATCTCGTTGGTCAGTTCGCCCCAGGCGGCGTCGTGGCCATCCTTCTCGGAGGATCCGACCGTGTACCACCCGGCGCCCTCGTGGCGGCCCTTGACCTGCGCCCAGTACGCGGGGGCCGTGTCGGTCTTGTTCTCCAGGTACCAGTCCTTCAGCTCGGCGAAGAACTTGACCGTGGAGTCCGAGCTGTCCAGGCCGGGGAAGTGGACGGCGTTGCCGTCGATCAGGAGGGCGGTGACCTGTGCGCGGGTGAGCTGGGCGGTGAACGTCGGCTCGGGGGTGGTGGCCTCGACCATGGTTCGCTCCTTATTCGGGCGGGGTGGTTGGTGACAGGACGAAGCTAGTCGCCTTCAATACGTCTCGTCAAGCGCTACCCTGAACTTACTTGACTGCGGTGTGCCTGCGCTGGACGATGCGCCCCTTGGGCTGCTGCTCGAACGTCCAGTTGGGCGGGAAGACAGGGACGACCGAGACGTTGGTCATGGTCCCCCGCAACTCCCCGGCCCGGCGGTCGGCGCTGGTCTTGTCGTAGCTCACGACGGACACGTGCGCGTGGCCGTTGGTGTCGGTCCACAAGACCTTGAAACTCTCCACGGTGCTGCTCCTGCTCAGACTCGGGTGGTGGCGTTGTCGACGCGGGGGCATCCCTGGGCAATGTAGTCCTGCCAACTGACAAGGCTGTTGCGTGTTGCCTGGATGCGGGTCATGAGGATGCGCTGGCGGGCTGCCCTGGACTCCTTGCGCCAGCGGCTCTCCAGGACTTTCAGCGATTTCTCGCGCTGCCTGATCAGCTCGTCGGCGGCCTCGTGGCGCGTGGCCAGCAGGACGGATCGGAACGGGCTGCCTGCCATCTGCTCCTCCTGGTGTGGGGTGCGTTGTCAGACAACAGTTAAGGGGACCGCTCGACAGTCGTCAAGCGATCCCCTTAAAGTGCTTGCGATCAGTAGTCCTCGTCCCAGCGCTCGCCCGCGTACGTCGGGTCGAAGCCGCTCGGCGGGACGTCGGAGAACGGCGCGTACCGGGCGACGATCTCCTCCTGCTTCTTCAGCCGTGCCGACCAGTGGGCGGCGCAGCGCGGGAAGGACTTGCCCGTGCCGGACAGCGGGTCACGGAACTCCACGGGGCCGCTGCACGCGCCCGTGTTGTCTTCCAGGCACTCCAGCTCTTCGGGCTGCTCGCTCATGTCGTGCTCCTCGTGTGTCAGACGCTGAGTTCCAGGGAGTCCGGCGAGGTCGGCGCGGGCTCCTTCGGGCGGAAGTGCTCGACGACGTCCCTCGCCCACTGCGGGATGTCGTCGTTCTCCAGGCTGTAGGAGGTCAGGTGCTCGACCTGTCCCGGCGTGCCGTCCTGCTTCAGCAGGACCCCGATGACCGGCAGGGACGCGGCCTTCCACTCACCGTTGCTCGGCCAGTAGGTCAGGTGGAACCGGACGACCTTCATCTCCTTGTCCTTGGCCCGGCCCGAGTAGGCCCCGGTGGGGATGGTCGGCCCGTCCTCGACGGGGACGAAGACCTCGCGGCGGGTGGCCCAGTTGGTGGGGACGATCTTCATGGTGGTGCCCTCCTGATGGTGGGGTGGTTGGTCAGTGCTGGGGAGCTGCGGTGTCGTCCTTGGGGGCCCAGTAGTGCCCCTTGTAGACGTGGGCCGGGTAACCGTCCTGCTCGACCTTCTTGAGGTGCCCCTGGTAGGTGGTGGCACGGCACTTGCACACGGTCAGTCCTCCTCGTCGATGAGTTCGATGATGTCCGTGACGGACAGCACGCGGGTGGCGGCGTTGTGGCGGGCGTTGGCCTGCACCTGGACGATGCCGCCGTTCTCCACGCGGGAGGTGCGCAGCCAGTCCAGGATTCGCTTGCGCACGGTCTCGGTGGCCTCCAGGAACTTCTCCGTGCCGACCTGCTCCAGGGTGCCGTTGGCCACGTCGTGGATCTCCAGGAACGACAGGGCGACGGCCTCGGCGTGGGTGACGGCGTCCAGGACGTGCGGGGAGGACATGGAGCTGCCGACGTTGAGCGGGAGGCGCAGCAGGTCGGCGTAGTTCGCGCGGGCCTTGTTGGCGCCGTCCACGGCTCCGGTGACGGCCTTCTCGATGTACTTGGCGGTCGCGTTGGCGTCCACGGTGGCTACTCCTGGTCTCGTATGGCTGCGTGCTTGGCAGTCTTGCGCGTTCGCTGCTTGCGGGGGCGGGAATCGTGTCCTCCGGCCGCTCCGCTGCGCCGACGCTCCTGGACGGCGCGGACGTGCTCGGGGGTCTGCTGCTGGTCGTTCACGGGTGCCTCCGGGGCCGTAGGGAAGATTCCAGGTTATGGGTTCTCCCCTACGGCTTCCGAGTTACGGCTTCACTTGACGCGGTTCGGGTTGCGCGTGTCCTTCGCCCACTCGCGCTCGATCTTGCGCTGCTTCGCCTGGGCCTTCTTCTCGTGGGTCTCGAAGACCTCCTGGAAGGTCAGGCCCTTCTTGTTGGCGATGGCCCGGAGCAGGTACCAGGCGTGGCGGGTGTTCTCCATCTGCCGCTGGGCGTAGGACCTGTGCTCGAAGTAGTGGGCCCACTCCGGGTCGTTCTCGCGCGCCTGGTCCAGCAGGACCTCCAGCAGGGCGTCGGTCGCGGCGACCTCGGCGGTACGAAGGGTCTTGCAGACGTCCCAGGAGTCGTGGTCCTTGCCCGCGTACAGCTTCTCGCCCTCGGGGGTGGTGATGCTCTTGTCGGCCGCCTCCCGGGCCTTGCGGGTCCGCTCCGCCTCGCGCTCCTCGCGGGCCTGCTGGGCCTCGCGCTCCTCCGGCGTGAACATCTTGGTGTCCTTGGCGTTCACCGGGGCCGAGGGGTAGCAGGTGGTGCAGGCGCGCTTCCCGGCATCGGCGACGATCTCGGCCTCCGGCTTGCCGGAGTACTCGACCAGCCAGGCGAACTGCGTGCGGTACTCGCCGTGGTGGCAGGTGGAGCAGTTCTGGCCGTTGTGGGCGTGGCCGTCGCTGCTCTTGGCCAGGAACACTCGGGCCCAGCCGCCGCGACGGACGTACTCGTTCTCGTAGGGGAGGGACTTCTTCTCCAGCTCGGCCAGCTCGGCCTTGTACGCCTCGATGTTCCCCTTGAGCAGGTTGAGCTGTTCCACCAGCTCGATGCCGTCGAGGACGGTGCGGTACTGCGGCAGCCGGAAGCCGTTCCTGATCTTCTCGATGATCACGAAGGTCTCGGCCTCGGCGCGCTGGTAGCCAGCGATGCGCAGCTCGACGGCCTGCTGCTCGGCCCACATGTCGGAGAGGACGGTGTCGATCTCGACGGGGGTAGCGGTGGTGAGGTTCACCTGGGGCCTCCTGTTTCGGGGCGGTTGTTGCTGACAGGTAAGACTCTATGAGGGCGGCTACGCCTTGTCAACCGTAATCGGCGAACCGCTTGCGTCGATGTACTGCTCGATGTCGTACCCCATGTCCAGGGAGTTGCGGCGCTTCTTGCCGATGGCCTTGATGCGCAGGTCCAGGCGGGTGGACCAGTCGGCCACGTCGGCCGGGGAGAACGGGCCGATCTTGCACTGGCGCAGCCACAGGATGGGGTCGAAGCGGTCGCCCGTGCCGGTGAGGGCGTCGGCGATGTTGAAGGCGATGTTGCGGCGGGCGTTGATGTCCTGGTCGTCGGAGTCGGCGAGGGCGGCGGACAGGGTCTCGTAGTCGCTGCGGGACATGCTGCGGGGCGCGGGCATGGTGGGCTCCTCCTGGTGCGGGGATTGATGGTCGCGGGAAGCGTACGGGCCGCCCGGCTCAGGTGTCGAGTCGGACGGCCCGTACGCAGGGGGTGCGCAAGGATCACGCGGCGGGGCGCCGCAGGTGGTAGAACTTGCCGCCGTGGACCTGGATGGTGTAGCGGGTGCCGTCCGAGGACTCGATCAGCCGGGCCTTGGGGTAGGCCGTCAGGGCCTGCCAGGCGTGGTCGGCGTCCACGGAGACCATCTCCGTGCCGTCGTAGGAGCGGCAGTCGGTGAAGTCGGCCTTGATGGCGGCGATCTTCTTCGTGGCGGTGCGGGCGACGGTGCGCATGCTGGTGATCTCCTAGGGTCTCAGGCGGCGAGGGGCGTGCGCTGACCACCGATGGCCTTGGCGCTGCCCAGACGGGCGGACCTGGCCGCGCTGTCCCCGGCGCTGCGGGCGGTGCTGCTGCGGGTGGTGGTGCTGGCGCCCTTCCAGGTGCCCCTGGCGGTGGACTTCGCGTTGAAGTAGTCGGAGACCTCCTTCTTCTTGTCGAAGAGGACGAGGGCAGCGGTCACCTCGATCTCGTACTCACGGCCGTCCACGCCCGTGCTGGGCACGCTGTAGGTCTTCTCCTTGGCGGCCTCCAGGGCCTCCCGGCGGGCCTCTTGCAGGCGGGCGGAGATGCGGCCGGTGAAGGCGTCGTAGAAGTTGGCGCGGGCGGTGCGGCCGTCCATGGGCTTGTAGACCGTCTCGTAGTCCCACTCGCCCCAGTAGGCGTCCCAGACCTTCTTCTTGCCCCGGACCGTCTCCTTCTTGTACTCGCCGGTCTTCAGCCAGGCGTTGGCGGACTCGACCATCTGGAAGAGCAGGCTGGCGTACAGGACCTCGACGACCTCGATGTCCGACGGCATGCCGAACGCGATGACGAAGGTGCTGTTGTTCGCGATGTTGAGCCGGACGTCGTTGGCGTACGCGATGGCGTTGAACAGGTTGACCAGCCGCGCGTTGTTCTGCTTGCGGGCCTGGCCGATGGTGATCATCTTGTGGGTCGGCTGCTCGCGCTGCTCCTTCTTCGCGGTGTGCTGCCGGGCCACGGCGAGGTCGATGCTGCCGAGGGTAGCCAGGGACTGCGCCTTCTTCATGTAGGTCGCGGCTTCCTCGGGGGTCGAGGCGTTCTCGGCCTGGGCGAGGATCTTGGCCAGCTTGTCGAGCATGCGGTCAGCCATCGTGGGCTCCTCCTGTTACGGGGGCGGTTGGTGTGAGGTAGACGTTACGGGTTCACGAAACCCGTTGTCAAGCGTTATTGCGAGATTACTTGCGGGACAGTGAGAGACACGAGGGCCTTTCAGTGACGCAGGTCTTCCACGGCGTCGCGGAATTCGGTGATCGTGGCGTTGCGGACGTAGGAGATGATCTCCCAGACGTTCACGTCGTCAGGCTGGAAGGGCTTCCCGTCCTCGGGGGCGATGGGCGCCGTACGCAATGCCTCGTTCATGAGGTGCGCGACCATGCGACGGATTCGGGCTTCACGCTTGGGCTCGATGGGCATGGGGACCTCTCAGGCGGCGACGAGGGCGCCGAAGGCGACGCCGTTACGGGCGAAGGCGTCGGTGAGCAGCAGACCGACCTCGTCGCCTACCAGTTCCTTGACCAGGTGCAGGTAGGTGGAGACGAACTGCACGCCGTGGACCTCTCCGCCCCGGGCGAGATGGTGGGCCAGCTCGTGGATGATGACCATCTCGCGCATGGCCCAGGAGATCCCGCGATGGTGCTCGGGGACGGCGATGACGTGGCGCAGCGGTTCGTAGTGGGCGTGGGCGTCGCCCTTCCTGGCGCGGACGGTGACCGGCAGGGCGGCCCGGGTGGGCCAGGTGGCGCGTACCCAGTTCAGGCCGAGGACCTGGTCGATGTAGCGCTGGACGCCGTCGAGGTCGCCGAACTTGCGCTCGTCGGGCAGGACCAGGCCGGAGCCGTAGAAGTCGAAGGTGCGGGCGTCGGTCTTGGCGACGGTGGCCAGCACGTCCATGACGAGGTTTTCGGCGCTGTAGACCTTGGACTTCTGGTTGTCGCGCATGCTCAGACCTCCTTGCCGGTCAGGGCGAGCAGGACCTTGCGCTTGGCCTCGGCGTAGCCCTGCTTGAAGCCGTGCTCCTTGGCCGCGTTGACCAGGTTCTCGGTGTGCTGGCGGGCGCCCTTCTCGGAGGTGCCACCGCCCATGACCAGGACGATGTTGTCGCTGATCTCGTAGGACAGCGGACGGCGCGGGGTCTCGATGGCGGGGCCCTTGTCGCGGCCCGCGTTGTAGATGTCGTCGAGGGCGCGGCGCACGTCGGTGATGTTCACGCGCTCGCCGTTCATGGCGGCCTCGACGATGTGGATCACCTCGGAGTACTTCTGCTCCAGGGCGAGGTATTCGCGGACGCTGTTGTCGGTCATGGGGTGCTCCTCCTGCTGTGGGGGCGGTTGGTGTTGACAGGGAGAACACTACTCCGAAAGCCGTAACCGTCAAGACGTAATCTGCGAGACGTAACGAAGAAAGCCGTGAGCTGCGTCACAGGCAGCTCACGGCTTTCATATGTTGACCAGGCGGTGGATTACTTGGTAGACGTTGGTGTTTCCGTCACCGTCTCCACGGGGCACGGAATCTTGACCTGCACGGAATGCGTATGTGCGAGCCCATTCACGGGTGCGTAAGGCGTGGCCGAGGACGTAGGTGCGGGTACGGCGGGCGAGGGCCCGATCACGAGCGACACCTTGCATGTGCCCGTATTCCGCTTAGCGGGCGCCTCGGCATACCGGGTGACTGTGGCAACAGGCTGCGGGTTGGAATCCCCCTCTGTTCCGGAAGAAACCGACCTGGAAACTCCGGTATTAAGCCCGGTGGAATCCTGCTCGGGGATCACGGAAAGTCCGATCGCAGGAATCGCGAGAATTCCGATTGTGATGAGGGCGGCCTTTACTCGGCGGAATCTGTTCATACCAGCACCGTACCGTAGCCCTCGCAGGGGACACAGTCCGCTCCGTCGCGGTCCTCCCCCGTGCCGTAGCAGCGCTTGCACTCGACCTCTTCTGCCGTGCTCTCGCCGCTTTCGGCGAAAGACACTGCATGCACGTGCGTGTCCATGAGAAGTACTAACTAACCTTCCTGGTTGTAGAGAGTTGGTACATCGACGATTTCCGCGTCGATGAATCCGCTGCCGGACTCGATCATCCGGTCCGCCGACACGGGGTTGTCGAAGGCGGTCATCTGCTGCCCTGCGTCTTTTCCGAACAGACGGCTGATCATACCGGCCTGCGCACCGTTCCCCTTAGCCTCCAGTTTCACGGAGAAGGAGTCCTGCTCCAGTTCGGTCTTCACCTTCACCAGTTTCTGGAGCCGGTCGATCTCACCGGAGAGGTTCGGATCCGCGTAACCGCCGGTCATATCCTCGACCATCTTCATGAAGAGGACCCGCTGCGCCTGCATCTCAATGAGCGAATTCTGGAGCGCGCCCATCTGCTGCTTGCTCTTCACCTCGACCGGGATGTCGTACGCGCAGTTGGCATCCTTGTCGAAGGCCGGGCACTTCGAGGAGAGGAAGCAGGACGAGCAGACCCGCATGGACTGCGAGCGGACGGTGACCAGCGGGACGTCGCGCTCCTTGTTCACGCCGTCGTCGGGGTCGGTGTAGACCTCCTTCTCCTGCACCACGCCGATCACCGGCAAGTTGGTACGCGGGCGGTCCCGGCGAGGGGTGGGAGTTGCTACGGCGTTGACCACTTCTCCGGTCGTCGTATCAACTGTGCCCCCCTGCGTTTGAGAGAAAGCGGAGAGTATCCCTGAAGCGGAAGTAGTAACTGCTTCGGTCTCGGGCGCACGGTGCTGCTCGATGGAGGCCGCCAACTGCTGCCACGACCAGATGGTGAACCGCAGGACCTCGTTGTTGTCCCCGTCCTCTATCTTGTCCGGGTCGAAGCCCGCTTCCTGGAAAAGCGTGCGGTGCCGCTTACGCGCCTGGTCCTTGTATTTCTTCGGGTACCGCTTCAATTCCCGGCCGGTCCAGACGATGGTGTCACCGTACTGCGAGGGGGAAATCCAGGAGGTGGACGCGACGGAATCCCAGGTGACGGCAGCCATTTCCGCAGGCTTCGTCATTGCGACGCCGTGGAGCAGGGTTCCGTATTTCCGGGTGATCTCGTTGAGAACGGGAGAGAGATTCCGTCCGTCCAAATCCGTCTGGGTAATTCCGACACGCTTATACCGCTGAGCGAGGCGGTCGAGTTCATCGACGCCCCATTCCGCGTGCCAGATAGGAAGGAACTTGTCCTCCGGCAGATCCTCCCAGAAATCCTCGCGCCGGGCCTCTATCCACTCGCGCCCGAGAACGACCGCGTCGAACTCGGACACCATATTAAGCGAGTCGATATTCTGCTGGACGAACGCCTCGTAATGAGCGGCGATCTCCTTGAGTTCACCGACCGAGTACGCGTCGTCCTCGGCCTTGTTCACGGTGTAGGCGCCGGAGTCGAGGAAGACCTTCTGGCCCTCCAGGTAGTGGTCCTCGATGAGCCACGGCCGGGAGAACTTGGTCCGCCTCCGCAGCCCCATGTAGGAGAGGGAGACGTTCTCGACGCCTTCCTCGGCCAGCATCTTGCGCCAGCCGGGAATCTCTGAACCGCCGAAGTACAGTTCCACGGGTTGTTTCTCCGAATCTGAGTTGGTTACTGCGGGGGCTTGACGGCGCTCTTCGGGAAGAGGCCGGGCTGGGTGACTCGGGGCTTGCGGGCCGGGGTCGGACCGCCCTTCGACGGGGCGGCCTTGGCGGCCTGGCCGAACTGCTGCTGGGAGCGGACCGGGGCGACCTGGCTCGGGCCGAACAGGCCGGGCTGGGTGACGCGCTGCGGCTTCTTGGCGGCCGGGGCCGCCGAGGTATTAAGCGGGGCTGCGGGAGCGGCCGAGGCGCCTTCCGGCTTGGGCCGGATACCGATCTTGCGGGCACCGCGCGAGCCGTCGGGGTTGTAGGTCGGGTAGGTGCGGATCTGGTGGCCCTGGCCGTGGTCACGCCACTCGGCCTGGCCGCCGGGCGCCGGGGACGGGCTGGCGGTCGAGTGGGCACCCGCGCCGAAGGTGTCGTTGTACGCGGCCCAGCCGCCGGACGCGGACGGCTTCTGCTGCGCCTGGATGGAGTTCATGCGCTGGTTGAAGGTGTGCAGCAGGTCGGTCGCGGCAGTGGAGTGCTCCGCGTGCCAGCCGTAGGAGTCCGAGACGTGGTCCTCGCCGACGCGCTTGATCTCCTCGCGGGCGGCCGGGGACGCCTGCGGGGCGGCGGCCTTGCTCTTCTGACCCTTGACGCGGATCTTGATGCGGGAGTTGGCGGGCTGCTGGCCCTGCTTGGCGTTCTCCAGGTCGTCCAGGCGCTGGTCGACGGAGCGGTGGGAGCCGGGGAACTGGAGCGGGGAGAGCCAGCGCTCCTTGAACTTGCTGGTGATCGCGTGGATGCCTTCGACGCTCATGGTCGTGTGTCCCTTCGGACGAAGTAGAGGTAGCGGTGCGCGGCGAGGAGGGAGAGGAGGAAGCCGACGTTGATCCAGGACCGGCCGGAGGACGGGGAGGTCCAGAAGACGGCGCAGAAGACGGCGATGTTGGCGCTGTAGAGGAAGAGGGCTGCGGACAGCCACTTCTCTGCGGCGCCGAGCTGTCGCCAGACGGGGATGGTGGCCCGCAGGAGCAGGGCCGAGAACGCGGCGCCGACGAGGGCGTTGAGCATGCGGGTGATGGTGATCACCAGGGCGACGGTCACAGGATCTCCATGTGTGGTCTCGTGTCTTCTTCGCGTAGTGCTCGCTGCCGCTCCACCTCGCCGACCAGTTCCGACCAGGGGGTGACGGTCTCCTGGTAGTCCGGCCGGAACTTGGGGTTGGAGTAGTTCGGGTGCAGGTAGTTCAGGACACCGATGCCGTTCGCCATGAGGTAGGCGGCGACCTGGGGGTTGGGCTCGATGACCAGCTCGACGTTGCATCCGGCCTGCCGCAGCCGGGAGATCTGCTGGAGCCTTCGTGGGCCTTCGTCCTCGGGGTCCAGCACGTTGGCGGTGATCAGGTAGGGGTGCTTGTTGAAGCCGTTGACGCGCAGCCAGTGCTGGACCGGTGCGGCGTCGGTGTCGTCGGTGACCAGGGCGACCTTGTAGGTCTCCATCAGGCCCCAGTACAGGCGCTGGCCCTGGTGGATGACCGCGTCTCCGACTTCCCGCTGGAGTACACCCTCGATGACGATGGCGACGGTTGCAGTCATGGCGCCATCACCCGTGCTCGTGCTCGTGGAGACCGGTGCGGTGCGCGGTCTCGTGGGCGTTGAAGGCGTGCTTGGGGTTCATGTTCGGGCTGTAGCCGTGGTGCTCGGCCAGGTGCGCGACGATGTCCTCGGGCGCCGTCTTCTTCTTGATCTTCGGCAGGGTCTTGGCCTGGAACTGGTCGAGGTTGAGCACGTGCGCGCCGACGTGGCTGTCTCCCCGGCCGCGCGCTTCGGCGAGCCGGTGGTGCGCGTCGGCGACGTACGGTGTGCCGCCCTGGACGATGACCTTGACGTGCGGGTGGTCGGGGTCGAGCGGGCCGGTGATGTAGGAGTGGGAGCCGGTCTCGAAGGCAGTCTGGCCGGTGTGCAGCGGCGAGCTGGTGCTGATGCTGGTGACCTTGGCGTGCTTGTTCCAGAAGGCTTCGTTGCTGTCGCTCATCTGCGGGCCGTGCTTGACGTACCAGCGGTCGCCGATCTTGGGGTCGACGACGTTGCCGTGGCCGTCCAGGTGCCCGAACTGCTGCGGATTGTGCGGCGGGCCCATGACCATCTGCCCCTCGGCCTGGGGGTAGTTGGTGCGCTCCTCGTCGTGGATCAGATCGTGGTCGCGCGGCGAGCCGATGGCAGTGACCTTGGTGTGCATCCCGCCCGGGTGGGGAGCGGGATGCGGGATATTAAGTTTCCCTGGCGCGTAGCTCGTCTGGAGGTGCAGCGGAGTGTCCCGCGTCAGGTGGTACTGGGCGCGCAGCGCGGTCTGCTTCTGGTTCTGCGGGGACACGCGGCTGCCGAGCGGGACCGGCAGCGCGGTCTGCTCGAACTGTGGCCCGAGGGAGTTGGCCATTACGACCTCCGGTAGGGGGTGTTCCAAAGAGCCGCCTTCGCGAGTGCGTTGGCGGCGTCATCGAGCGGAGCCCCGTAGAGGTCGGTCTCCTGCGCCTTGTGGGCCTCGACGTCCGCTGTGGCCAGGGAGTTGAGTGCCTGGACCGTGCCTGCCTGCTTGTGTGCCTGCCAGCGGAAGTTGTAGTAGTCGCCGTAGCCGGATCCCCCGGGGCCGAATGCCTGCCTGCGGCCGAGGTGGATGTCGTCGAAGAGGGCCTTGGCCTGCTCGACGACGATCTTCTGGGAGGCGAGGGAGTTGTGCCAGGCGGCGGAGTTGGGTGAGGCGCTGGAGGTGGCCGAGCGCAGGTGGTTGTAGCGCTCGACGAGGGTGCGGGCGTGGTCTTCCTCGCGCTGCACGGCGCCCCACCAGTGCTTGGGGTACAGGCTGTGGGGGTCGGCGGGCAGGGACGGAGGCCGGATGTCCCAGCGGTCCCGGGTGAGGTTATAGGCGGCGTAAGGGTTGATTGCCGCGATGGACTGCGACGTCGTACCCGGGTTCAGGTAGTAGGTGACCTCGTATACCTGGCCGTGGAAATCGGTGGTCGCGGTGCGCGGCCACAGGTTCTTCTTCAGGTCCGAGTTCATCAGGTCGGAGAATTCCGCCTCAGAGATGCCCTGGTAGGTCGGGTTCATCTCGTAGAACTTCGGGAAGTCAATTCCGAAGAGAACGTCGAGGTCACCGTTCCCCCGGTCTCCGGCCCACTGGAAAGAGATACCGGATCCGGCGAGCCAGGCGGCCAGCCAGATGCGTACGCCCTGGTAGTGGCCGTCGAGGTAGGTATTAAGGACGCCGAGAATGTGGTCGCGGACGTCCGGCTTGATGTGTTCGCCGTCGAAGATGTGCGGGTCGAGCCCTGCCTGGGGTGCGCTGAAATACCCGGAGGCGCCCGTGTGAATGTCGGGCTGCTGTCCCTGGGCTATTGCTCGATTGAGGTAGAACTCGTATCCGGCCATGGTTTCGATTCTAGCTGGAATAGGGAAAGCCCCCAGAATCCGATCCGATATGGAGGGAGACTGGGGGCTTTATAGTTGCTACTTACCCGTTTAGAGTTTCAGGCGGGATCGCAGCGCGGCTTCCTGCTGCTGCTGTTGCATGGCCTGGCCCATCATCATCATGGCCTGCTGGGTCCGGGAGGCCGTCTCCATGACTTCCAGGTCCTTCAGCACGACGGAGGCCGCACCGTAGATGTCGTCCGGGGTGGCGCCGCGACGGGGGACGAACTGCTGGGTGAGGTCGGAGGTGGCCACGACCGCTCCGTCCAGGCCGACGGCGACGAGGAACGCCGTGGTGACGGGGGTACCGACCTCGTCCTCGGAGGGCGGGTTGTCCTCGGCCATCTTGGCCAGGGCCTCGCGCTGCTCGGGGGTGAGGTCTTCGGTATTAAGCCCCTTGTCGGCGGTGGGGGTCGTCTGGCCGAGGATCGGGATGTTGGGCATGCAGTGCTCCAGGTGTGGTTCGGGTGGGGTTACTTGTAGAGTCCGGCCTTCTCGCGGGCCGACTGGACCACGAGGGAGTGGACGGGGCAGAACTCGCAGAGGTAGCGGTCCTGGGCGGACTTGTACCTGGGGAGTCCGGCGGCCTTGCGTTCGGCTGCGGTGTCCGGGGTGAGCCGCTTGGAGGCGGTCTTGTAGTCGTTGCAGCCGGGGTTGCGCAGGTGCTTGGCCCAGCAGGCGTGGGCGTCTTCCTGGAAGGTGTTCTTGGCCGCGTAGAACGACGGGTCGAAGCCGGTGTGCCCGGTGGTCTCGCGGATCTTGGCGATGATCGAGTCGCGGGTGCTCGGGGAGTCCCAGTGCTTCTTCTCCACGCGCAGCATCGGGTGTGCGATGTGGTTGGGGTGCTTCTGGACCAGGGCTTCGAGGAGCCAGTCCCGGCTCGGGTCGCCCTCGTAGTCGGGCAGTTCCTCCAGGGATCCGCAGGTCTTACAGAGCAGGAGCCGTACGTGCTCGGACATGTTGTCCTTCCTCGGGGGGCTGTTCAGGGACCAAACATAGCATCCCCATTACGCCTTGGGAAGACGTAATGGGGATGACGTAGTCGGGAAGGTGTTACTTGCCGGTGGCCAGGTAGCGGCCGAGCAGCACGTAGGAGTCACCGGCCGTGGCACCGAGGACGGATACCTTCTTGCCGGAGACGGCCACCGTGCCGGACTTGGCGTGCGCGTAGCCCAGCGCGGTGTTGGCCGGACCGCCGACCGCGACGACGACGTCACCGGCAGCCAGAGCGGCCTTGGCCACGTCCAGACGGCCGGTGGCGACAGCGCCCTTGGGCTGGAACGCATCGGTGGCCGCCGCAGCGGTCATGGAGTCGATGTTCTCGCCGAAGATCACCATCGTGTACGCCTTCGCAGGGGTTGGAGCAGGAGCGGGAGCGGGGGTCGGCTTGGGCGCCGGAGCGGGGGCCGGAGTCGGCTTGACGACAGCCTTGGCCGGGATGGCCAGGGCCTTCCAGGTATTAAGGTCGCCGTTCAGCAGGTTCTGGTCCAGGCCGCCGACGATGCCGTACTGGTGCAGGGTCCACGTCGCCCAGCCCGCCGTCAGCGGGTGCCCGGCCGGGTTGTTCGGGTCGGCCACCCACAGCGGGTAGGACCGCAGTTCGGTCTTCTGCGCCTCCGTGGCCACACCGAGCAGGCCGGTGAGGTACGAGGTGTACGTGTACAGCAGCGGAGACGCCTTCGTCTGCGCCTTCACGTACTTCAGCCACGCCAGGGCGTAGTGCAGCCGCTGGCTCCAGGAGCCCTCGGAGGCTTCCAGGTCGAGCACCAGGACCTCACCGGCCTGCGCGCCAGCGGCGGACAGGAAGTGCTTGGCCTCGGTCACCGCGTCCTGGGTCGGGTGGGCGAAGTGGTAGTGGCCCAGGGGCTTCTTCGCCGCCCGGACCGCCTTGACGATGCTCGCGTGCTTCGCGTCGCCCGTGTGCTCGCCCTCGGACGCCTTCGCGATGATGAAGGCGTTGTTCTTGCTGGCGATGGCCGACGCGATGTGCGCCGCGTCGTTGTTGTTGGAGAGGTCGACTCCGTGGAGGGACACGTCAGAATCCTGCCTGCGCGGGTGGGGTCGGAATGAAGTTGGGGGTACGGACGGCACGGCCGTCGGGCCGGACCTTCTCCGGCTTCTCGTGGATGCCGTACCAGACGTCGTTGAGGTCTCCGCGAACGTGCGCGGTCTCGCTGTGCGTGACGCCGAGGCCGCCCCTGTCCCTGACGACCTTCTTGTATCGCCCGTCGGTGGCGCCCTCGTTTAGTTCAGCGTTCATCGAACGCGAGGGGGCGTAAGCCATTACTTCGCTCGCTTTCCGTTGCCGTTAGCGCCACGGCGGTCGTTGAAGATGGCCAGCGGCCTCGCGGCTCCGGTAGAACCGTCCGAAACCGTGCGCTTGGAGTTGTCGGACATGCCTGGACGCCGCTTGTCGTCAGCGCGATGCGGCTTTCTGTGCTTGGACATTATGAGCCCCCATTGGTGGACCTCGAACTACCAGAGTATCCGCCCTGACTTCCCGTATAGAAGTTCGTCGAGGGCGAGGGATACACCTGGTCTACCTGGAGCACGTCCTCAATTCCGAGGGCCGTGTCTCTGTATCCGAACCTCGGAGGGAAAAGAGGTCGGACGACCGGGGGCGGTGCGCTCTGGAGTGCGATCACATCGCCCGGAATGTTGGCTACGCCGAGCGCATCCGTGAGAATCCGCTCAGGGAGGGAAGCCCACGGATGCGTCCGGTCATAACACCCGTCACTACTCAGCACAGGTCCTCCTCGACCTCTTCCGCGTACAGTTCAAGGATCTCTTTAGCCCACGCGACTAGATCGGCGGGACGCTGACCGTGAGGTTGCCGAGAGACCCAGAGTTCCAGGTTTTCTATCCGGTTGTCGGTCGGGATGCCGTTCTTGTGGTGGACGTTCTCCCCCTTTCTAAGGGGGCGTCCGAGATGGTTGGACATTACGACGACATGCTCTGCCACGTAGCCATTTGCATAGGCGTTAGGGTGCTCCGGGAGCCACAAGTACGTGTACTTCCCCGACTTAGCCTTCTTCTTGCGTTCCCGCTGGGGCAGACCCGTGGTTCCGTACCGCCTGTAGCGCATGTAGTGCTTGTTGCACAGGCCGAGACTGAGGCTATCGGCCTCGCAATCCTCCACGTAGCACTTATCCGGGACAAACTTCGTCCTAGAGGGTCCTTTAACTACAAGGGGATCGCCGTAACGAACAAATCTATGGTAATGCGGGCCACAGTAACCCTTTGCCTTCACGGGCACCTTGCAGTCGTCCACCAAGCAGTCAGTAGTAGTCATGTCATGATCTTATACGGATCTGACTGCTTGGTGGGAGTTATTTAGAACAGCCTCGGGTGTGCGGTCGCCCGCAGCGATTCGGCGCTGGCAATGAACTGCTGGGACCGTCCGGCGTTGCCCTGGGCGTGAATGGCCGGGGTGGCAGGCTGCTGGGCCTTCTTGTGCGTCTCGAATTCCTTGTCCTTGCCCGGGGCCTCCCGGCGCATCTCCACCCACGGCATGGCCTGGGCGGCGGTGGACGGGTAGTCGTACGGCGTGTCCAGGTGCTTCTGGACGTGCTGGGCCGCCATGCGCGTGATCTTGTCGTACTCGGTGTGACCCAGGCCGACCGGCGTGACCTTCGCACCCTCGGGACGCTTGCGGTTGATGACCGACTCGCCGCCCTCGAACTTGGCCTTTTCGCCGTTCCAGGTGCCGCCCGCGTTCTTGCCCTGCCAGTAGCCCAACTTCTCCGACCCGGCCGTCTTGCGGATGTTCGTCGAACGGCCGACGTTGACGTTGGGCTGGTTGTGGACCTCCGCCTGCGCCCAGGAGTCCTGCACCGTGGGGTGCTGGCTGGACAGGACGGCCAGGCGACGGGTGTGCGGGTCGGGGTTGTCCGGGTGGGACAGCGCCATCACGGCGGCCGGGTGCATGTCGCGCATCCGGACCATCCCGGGGCCGCTGTCCGTCGGGCCGCCGTGCGCCTCGATGTGCGCGGCGTGGGCGGCCGTCATGTGGAAGCGGTCGTCGTGGGTGTTGTGGAAGTCCAGCGGGACGTCGTGCCGGGAGGGCAGGTACTTCTGCTCCTGGTGCTCGGCCGGGCTCAGGCCGACCGTGTTCCGCTTGGTCTCCAGGTCCTCGTGCCGCTTGCGGCGGACCGCGTCGGTGGCCCGGAAGTCGATCTCGTCCTTGATCGCCGGGTCCTTGGAGTTGAACGCCAGACCGTTGTGGACGTAGGTGTTGACCTTCGGCGCTCCGGCGGGCGGGTTCAGTTCGTTGTTCGACTTGCCTCGGATGCCCTCGATGCCTGACACGCGGTTCGGCCCGGCGCGGCGGATGCCGTTCAGGTCGATGCCGGTATTAAGCCCCGGGAACTTCTTCTGGGTGTCGGTGCCGGTGATGTGCGAGATCGCGGCGGGGTGCAACTCGTTGAACCCGACCTCCCGGCCGATCTGGTGGTCGGGGAGGATGTCCGACGGCTTGGCGCCGCCCACGGTGTTGTCCTTGGCCAGTTTGGACCGCACGTGCTCCGCCAGCTCGGGCGTGATGTGGGTCTTGGCGTTGGTGTGCGTGGCCTGCGCGATGGCACGGACGGCCGCGACCTCGTTGTCCGGGCTGTTGAGCGGGGACATCGAGCCGGAGGACACCGCAGCGTGCCTGAACGGGACGTCGGTGCCCTGGATCGCCTCGTGGATGTGCCGGTTGTGGTCGACGTACCAGGAGGCTCCAGGGGCCGCCGTCTCGCCCTTCATGCGGGTCGCCGGGTTGGGAGTCATCAGACGCCCGGCGATGCGCTCAGCGGCCTTGCCACGGGACTCGTTGACGCTCTTGAGGTGCGGCCGTACGGCCTTGTACATGTCGGCCGTCGACTGCGCCTTCTTGCGCACCGCCTCCGGCTTGCTCGCGTCGCTGGCCGTGGCCTGCGCGTTGTCCTGGTAGGACTTCGCACGCTTGGGGATGGAGCGTATGTGCTCCGAGCGCTTGGTGTTGGAGCGCTTGTCCTCGGCCGGAGTCAGGTCCTCGTTGAACAGCGGGCGCTTGTTCAGGAAGGACATGGAAGGCCCGGGGGTCTCTTCCTTCTTCGGTGCTGCCATTACGACGAACCTGCTCCCTGGGTCTTCTGTGCGTCGCGGATGGACTGCACTGGGCTCTTGGGGGTGGCCTTCTTGATCGCCTGGATCTGGCCCCGGAATTCCTGAGTGCGCACACTCACCTCCACTGGTCGGGCGAGTTGTACGGCGACGCGGACGGCAGCAACTTCTTCATCCGCTGGCTGCGGATCGGGTCGATGTCGGCCATGACCTCGGAGATGCCGTACTTCTGCTGGAGGGCGCCCATCTCGGCCGGGGACAGCGCGGTGTTCTTGCCGCCGTGGGCCAGGCGCTCGGTGACGTTCCCGGACTGGGTCCACTTCAGGCCCTGGGACTCATAGAGGAGACCGGCCTGCGGGTTGACCCCGCCGACGTCCGGCCAGAAGTAGTCGGAGCGGTCGATGACGTCGCCCTTGTGGACACCGCGCTGATAGCTGCGGTCGGTCAGGCGCTTCTGGACGCCTTCCATGACGCGGTCACGCCGTCTGTCGTTGATGGTGCCGAGGTAGCCGTCGGGGTACTCGGCTGCCGGGGTGCGGGCACCCATAGCAGCGCGCCGGGCGTCCAGCGGGTCACGGAAGGAGAGGCCGTCTGTTCCGGCTCCTCCGTTCGCGCGCACTGGAGCGCCCGGCTGTCCGATGGCGTACGGGGTGTTGTACGACCAGTTACTGGACATGGCTGCCTACGTCACATCCCCTGCCGGTACTGGCGGCGCAGGTAGAAGTCCCGGTTGCCGACGGCGCTCGGGACGGTCACGACGTTGCGCTGGACCACACCGGCCTCGGCCGCGTTGGCGGCGTAGAGGGTCGCGGTCGGCCGCAGGGAGGCGCCGTTGCGCTCCAGGATGTTGGGGCGGTGCTGGGCCGTAGCGGACTCAAGGAAGCCACCCTTGGCCTGGTTCTTCTTCGGCACGGACCGGCCCTTGATCGGCTTGGCCACGTTGGCGAGCCGGGAGGCGTCGGTGCCCATGGTCGGACGCAGCGACGGATTGTCCGTCGTCACGATGTCGCTCTTCTTCTTCGCCACTGCTGGCTCCTTAGCCGCCGATGGTTCGGTAGGGGTTCTTGTCAATCCACAGCCGCTTGTCGTACGTCTGCGACGACGCACCGTTTGCCGACGGCGCGAAGCCACCGCCAATACGCTTGCGGTCGTAGTCCTCCGAGCCGAGGCCATTGGCGGAGCCGCGAACCTGGGTTTCGTCGAAGACAGACGTGGGCTGGAAACGCGCGACCGGCTGAAGATTTAGCGAGGGATACTTTGTCTCCATTGCGCCGGTCGAAAACGAGCCGTTGCGCCCGTCCGAAACACCATTCATTACGCCTCCACTGGATCAAACCAAGTGTAAAGACGGAAAGGCAGCGGATTAGAACCTCAGTGGACGAGGATCCGCAGCAGCAGGGCGGAGATATCTCCGGCGTCCTGTGTGGTGACCGTCGTGAATCCGGGTCGGCAGTCGAGCACGATTCCCCGGGGCGCCACGAAACTGTTGGCGATGGCGATGGCCTTCATGGACTGGTTTACCGCTCCGGCTCCGATGGCCCGCAGCGTGACCCGCTTACCGTCGTAGACGGCGTGGGAAATGGCGCTGGCCAGGCTGGCGGCAGAAGACGAACTCTTGACGCGCAGGATGGCCTCGTTACTGGCCCCCTGGTCGTCGTACTGAACTCCCATTGGTGACTCCTGTGTGTCCGATTCTGATCACAATTCGAGAATACGGAGACGCAGGAATCTTGTGTTAATGACAACAGGCCCCAGGGCGTCGTCTACACCTGGGGCCTGCTGCGTGCGGAGTTGCTATTCAGTTGCGTACCAGCGGCCGAGTTCCTGCGCTGGTGGCTTTTCGAGGTAGACCTTGGCCCGGGAGAAGAACTCCGGATCGTCCCTCGCATGCCCGAGGAGGTCGTTGCACGGGCGGCAGAGCAAGCCCCTCACGAGCAGCGTCTTGTGATCATGATCGACCGACAGGCGCCGGGTCGCCCCGGTGGCCCGGGTGCAGATGGCGCACTTCCCGCCCTGGGCCTCGTACAGGGTGGCGTAGTCACCTTCGCCGAGTCCGTACGTGGCCTGGACGCGCTTCTCGTGGGCGGCCCGGCTGCGCCGCTTCTTCTCCTCGCGCCAGTGCGTGGCGCACCGTGGCCCGGGATTGGGCGCTGGGCGTTTGCTCCCGGGCTCACAGTCCTTGCAGATCTTCGGGGCGGTCACGCGAGGCGAAGGATCTCGCGGACCTTGGTATTAAGGTCCTCGATCGTCCCGTCGTTGACGATCGCGGCGTCGAACCACTCGGGCGGCAGTCCCTTGTCGGACTTGTGGTCGTTGACGGGACCGTATCCGGGCCGGTCGATCTTGATGAGCGTGCCGAGGCGGGAGTCGATGGCGTGGTGCTCGTTGACGAAGCGGACGTCGGTGAAGACGTACTTCTTGCCCTCCTCCAACTTCTTGAACACCGAGTCGACCCACACGTTCTGGTCGATCATTTCCCGGCCGACCTCGGTGCCGAGGACCTGGAGCATCCGGCGGATCTCCTCGTACTGGCGCTTGGCCTCGTCCCAGCCGTGTCGGTCCACCAGGTCCTGGACTCGCTGGTCCTCGCCGTAGGGGTGGAAGAGGATGACCGGGTTGAGGACGTACAGGGCCTCGCGCAGGACGTCGGCGAAGGCGACGCGGGTGTAGCCGTACTGGGCCAGGATCTCGGCGACGGTGTCCTTACCGGCCCCGGCGAAGCCGTGGAGGCCGATGTACTGCGGGAGCCAGGACTCGATGATCTCGGTGTCGTGGTCGACGGGTGCGGTGGCGGCGTTCACTGGTCTGCTCCGGGGGTCTTGGTGGTGAGGCTCTTCTTGATGTGGTCGGCGACGAGGGGGATATCCCACAGGGCCCGGCGGGCCTGGACGACCGACTCGTTGCGCTTGGCCTCCAGGCGCTGGAGGGTGTTGAACTGGCCGTTCCAGCGGCCGGTCATCCAGTCGGTCTGCGCGAGCAGCGGGGTGACCGTCTCGACGAGCCGCAGGGCCTGCTTCTCGGTCTTGCGGAGCCGGTTGCGCTCCATGGCGAGTTCGTCGATCTTGCGGTCGAGTTGGGTGCGGAGGTTGATCAGGGCCCAGGCCATGAACATGAGGAGTCCGACCCAGCCGACGATGACGGCGATGAGGAGGATGGTGTTCATCGGTGCATCAGGCACCGGGCGGGCGTGTCTCCAGCGGTGGCGAACTTCCACATGCCGCACGGGGCGGACGTCCAGGACCAGATGGACAGGCTGATCAGGAGGGCCAGGAGGGTGAGGGCCACGATGGTCGTGGGGCGGTCGTCGTTTCGTCTGCTCATGGTGCGACCCTTCCGTTGTCGGCGAATGCCTGGTAGGTGAGCGGGAAGTGCTCGCCGAACGCGATCTCCATGTCCACGGCGACCTGCTCGATCTCCTGCTGGGGGAAGGAGGGGAACGTGGAGTGTTCGGCCTTGGTTCGCAGGCTCAGGAAGTGCATGAGGCTGCGCGGGTTGCAGGTGGCGTAGAAGGAGGTGAAGGTGCCGACCGGCAGGACGCTGCGGGCGACTTCCTTGGCCACGCCGTCGGCGAGCATCAGGCGGTAGGCGGACCATGCGGCGCTGTAGGCCAGGGTGTGCTGCCAGCGGGTGTTGGCGTACTGGTCCTGGGTGCCCTGGACGAAGGTGTACTCCCCCGCCTTGCCCTGCTGCACGAGCGGCCGGTCGGGGTCGGGCATGTAGAAGACGGGCTCCAACTCACGGTATCTTCCGCTGGATTCGTTGTAACTCCAGCCAGCCCTGTGCCTCATGAACTCCCGGGCGACGAAGATCGGGGCCTCGATCATGAAGGACATCTGGCCGTGCTCGAAGGGGCTGCCGTGGCGGCCCTTCATCAGGTACCGGATGAGTCCGGCGGCCTCCTCGGTCCCCGCTGCTGCGGAGCCGACGGTGGAGACTCGGGCGGCCTGGCAGATCTTCGCGTCGGACCCGGCGATGTTGTCGGTGTCGAGGACGGCGGAGACGGTGGATCGGTAGGTGACGCTCACTTGGCAGCCACCTTGGACTTGGGCTGCTCGTCGTTCTTGAGGGTGGCCTTGAAGTAGGTCCCGGCCGCGTCGTGGAAGACGACGACGCCCTCGGGGTCCCGGAAGCCGGGGGAGATGAAGGAGCCCTCGGACTCCAGGGTATTAAGCGCCTCTTCGACCGCGTAGTTCAGGTGCTTGCCGTCGATGACGGAGATGACCGGGACGACGGTGACCGCTTCCGGCGCGGGCTGCGCCTTGGGGAAGGTCTGGAGGAACTTCTCGGTGATCTCGGGGTCGCGCGGGTCGTACCACTTGGCGACGTTGAAGAGGGCGAAGCGCTTCTCGTCGAGGCCGTATCCGGCGTTGATGCCCTTGCCGAACCACTCGCCGTAGTGCTTGCCCTCGCCGAGGTTGACCAGGGACTGGGCGTTGTCCCAGACGAAGCGGGCGAAGCCGAAATTGTCGTCGTCGGGGGTGAGCCATCGGTTGCGGCTGCCCGCCCGGAGGACGTAGTGCTCGCCGTTGTGGATGACGACGACGCCGACTCCCTCGGGGTCGTTGAAGTCGTCGACCTTGGTGACCTCGATCAAGCCGTTCGAGCCGTGGATCTTCTCGGTGATCACGATGCGGCGGTGCAGGCGCGGGATCGGGCGGAACTTCGGGTACGCGATGACGGTCATGTGGTGGTCAGTCCCCTTCGTAGGACGAGTAAGCGCTGAGTGGTACTGCGAAGCGGGGTCCGTCGGGGGTCTCAACCTCTCCCCCGGCGGCGAGTGCTTCCTTCTTGGAGATACGAAACACCATCTCCCGACGGTTGTCAACGTACTCAAGCCAATCCGTTGACAACCTGATTAGGGGAATCTCGTAATCCAGGTCGTAGAGGACATAGCCCTCCCACCGGACGGACTGCTCCGAGACCCCCACGTGCTGGTACAGCCGCAGCAGCCAGTCGAACTGCCCCACCCTGAAGACGTGCTCCCCCTGCCGCAGGAAGACCGGGTCACGGTGGTTGGACAGGCACGTGCGGGGCGCCCCGGCCCGGAAGGAGGGTCGCCACTCCCACGGCGGCCGGGGCTGCTCCATGCGTGTCACCTTGCGGCGTACGGTCCTCACGCCTGCATCCGTCCGGCGCGGGCCTCGCGGTCACCACGGCCGACCCGGCGGGTCAGTTCGCGGCTCAGCAGGGTGTTGCGCAGTTCGGCGGAGGAGTGCAGGGCCTGGACCATCTTGCGGTAGGCGTAGGCGGCCGTCTTGGCCTCCTGGGCCTCGATGTACTCCGGGTCCTCGTACGCCTTCGCCTTGGCCTGCGTCACTGTCTTCTGGCCCGCATTGCGGACGGCGGATAGGGCCTTATGTTGTTCGAGTGTGTCGACGCACGACTTTTCGTCCACCTCCGCCGCTGCCAGTCGGCTGCCCGTGTACTCCACCCACGCTGTCGTCCTGGCGAACAGCGCCATCAGTTCGCCGTCGCCGAGTTCGGTGGGATCCGCTGGAAGTTCTGGCGCGTCGCCCTCCGGCTTCGGAGGCAGGAACAGGTCCTCCCGCTCCAGACGCTTCGTCGCCCTCTGGCTCGGGCTCAGGACTGCTTCCCAGCCCCTGCGTGCTACCGCTCTGGTCATCTGTGGTGTTCTCCCAGCAGTGCGTGAAGAATGGGCATTCGGTCTTGCAGACCTTTTTGTCCTGGCCGCAGAAATCCGGCCGGGGCGGTGGCTTGCCCTTCTTCAGGGCGTATTTGATGTCGAGCGCGGACTCGAAAAGCGGCTCGGCGATCTCCGGGTTGTACTGGACGACGAATTCCTTGTGGGCCTGCGTCGCCTTGTACTCGTAGAGGAATATGACCTTGTCGAAAGGCAATCCCATCTCCTGGCAGAGCCGCAGATAAATCTGGGTCTGGCGGATATGGCTGCCGAAGGGACGCCGCAGCGCCTTCCACAGGCCGTCCAGGTCGATTACGGTCTTGCCGTCCTCGGTCTTCACCGTGTACTCGCGCAGCAGTTCGGGCTGGTCGAAGCGGACGGTTCCGATGCCGACGGACTTGATCTCGATCAGGGCTTTCAGGTCCTCGATGGCGCCGTCCTCGTGCCCGGCGATCAGGAAATCCGATTCGGCCTGGACGGGGACCTCGGCGTAGTCCAGGTAGACCGGGAGGGTCGCCATACTGGTGCGGTCGCGGCAGGACGGGCAGGTCTTGCGTCCGCCTGTGCCCATCTCCCAGTAATCGCACACCGGGCACTTCCACTTGCCCCACAGGCGGTCCATCTGCTGGAGCCACTTCTGCCACTTCGCGTGGATGCCGTGGCCCTCCTCGAAGACGGCCTCCAGTTGCGCGGAGAACGAGCGGCCCTTCTCGGGGGAAACCCCCGCCAGCCTGTAGTAGGTCTGACGGGGGCACCAGTCGCTCTTTGCCATCTCGCTGGGGTGGATGATGTCCTGCCGACGGTCGGTCGGCTTGCCGTGCTGGTCGAGCAGGTGCTTGTGGATGTCCCCGAGGAGGACGGACCTACTCTTCTTCGACTCCGCCAGCGCTGCCATCTTCCCCGTCGCCTTCGTCGTCGAGGTCTTCCGGCGCGACCCGGTCCGGCCAGACGCGGACGAGGTCTTCGCGGGTCGGGGCATTGTCGAAACTCCAGTCTTGCTTGGGGACGAACCTCCTGATGTAGGCCCGCTCCAGGACGGTGAGCCCGCCCCAGACGCCGTAGTGCTCGTTGTTGACCAGAGCGAATTGGAGACACTGTTCTCGCAGCGGACACACCCGGTCGGTATAGGTGCCGTTGCAGACGTGCTTGGCCTCGGTCTCCTCCCCGGTGCCGTCTCCGAAGAAGTCGTCGTGGTCCCTGGTCGGCCGGAACTTCCGGCAGGCGGCTTCCTTGTCCGGGTTCCCTCCGCCGTCCCATTCGGGGGCGTTGAGGCGCAGGTGCATTACCACGACAGCACCTCGTCGGGGTCGGCGTCCGGAAACGCCTTGGTATTAAGCGTGAGGAATGTTTCCTCGCTCATCACGATCCAGGTCCTTCCGCTGTCCATCTGGATCCCGAAGAGCATTTCCCTGCCGTCGAGGAGGGCCTGTTTCTCTGCGGTCTGGAGTTCTGCGTCTTTCAGGGGGTATTGCTTCTTGCCGGTGACCTTGTATTCGACGGAGTACTCCGGGGTCCGTACGTCGTTCTTCCGGACCCAGCCGTTTCCGCTGCCCGCGTTAACCGTCCCGCCGAGGAGTGCTGCTCCCCGCCTCTCCTGCTTCTGGGATTTCTTCAGCATGTCCGCCATAGGACTTCTCCAGGAGGTCGGTGAGGATGAGGAACTTCTTGTGGGCGCGGCCCTGGCGCCGGGAGTACCGGACGCCGAGGATCACCACGTAGAGGGCCGCGAAGGCCAGGAGGAGGGAGAGCAGGGCCACCATCAGGCGGCCTCGGTATTAAGCGCCTCGTCCTCGGCCTTGGGCCGTCGGGTGACCTTCTTGGTTCCGGCCGTCTCGGCGGCGTCCAGGTCCTCTTCGGAGATGGACCGCTCGTCGACCTTCTTGGAGGCGATGAGGATCTTCTCGTAGAGGGTTTCCTGGAGGTCCAGGTCCTGGCGGATGTGGTCGAGCATGGGGTCCTTGCCCTGCCAGCGCAGGACCGGCTTGCCCTTGTCGTCGTACTCCCCGGTGTCGATCTGGAAGTAGGCGCCCTTGCGCTGGATGACGTCGAAGAGGATCCCCATGATCATGATCTCCTTCACGATGTCGTAGTCACCGCGAGCGAAGTTCAGGTACGGGGCGGAGCGGAAGTAGAAGTCGATCGTCGCGGTCTGCTGCGGCGCGGCCGACTTGTTCTTGATCGTCTTGACCTTGATGACCTGGCCGACGTTGACCTTGCCCTTGCCCGGCCGGGACTCCTGGATCCACTCGTCGCGCCGGACCTCGACGCGGGTGTAGAACGCGTAGTTCTTGGCGTTGCCGCCCGGGGTCGTGGTCGGTGTGCCGTGGGGGCTGAACTTGCCGATGGCGTCACGGAACTGGTTGATCACGATGCCGAGCAGCGGCCGGTCGTCTTCGTCCGTCATGGACCGCTTGGTGGCCGCCCCGCTCTTGCGGAAGAACTTGCCGGTGAGGCGGGCACCGAGCGCCATGACGGCCTCGTCCATGTCCTTCTCGGACTCCTCGTCGGCGATGAGCGCCGGGTAGGAGTCGAGGACGATCATGTCGACGGAGCGGGACTCGGCGAAATCCAACATCGTCTGGTAGGCGAACTCCATGGCCTGCGTGGGGACCACCAGGACGCGCTCGTTGTCGACGCCCAGCGCGGTGGCCTGGTCGACGTCGTAGTGCTCTGCGGCGATCCACAGGGCGGTGAAGTTGGGGTCCTTCTTCTGGTTGGCCGCGACCGTCTTGAGGACGAGGGCGGTCTTGCCGTTGCTCTCCCGCCCGATCACCTCGACCCACTGGTTGCCGGGCCAGCCACCGCCGAGGGCGATGTCGAGGGAGAGGGAGCCGGAGGTGAAGCGCTTGGCCACCCGCATCTCGGAGGCGAAACAGACCGCGCCCGGGTGGGCCTTGTTGATCTTTGCGATGAGCGCGAGGGCTTCCTTGCCGGGGCCGCCCGCGTTGGTATTAAGTGCCATGTGTGTGGTGTCTTCCAATCCCGTAATGCCGAAGCCGTAAAGCAGAACCGGTAGTCCCCATACCGTAATCGGTCGGGAACTACCGGTCCAGCCATGTATCAACTAGTCAGAGCAAGATCTTTTAACGAGTTTCAGGTGGTCACGAGGTCGACGACCTCACACGCACCCGCGACGCAGGCCAGTTCCTGCGACCCCGTGGTCTGGTCGTAGGTCTCGTAGAACGCGAGGTCCGTCCACTCGACCCGGTACTCCTTGGCCGCCAGCGCCTCGTACTCCTCCTGCGTGATCTCCTCGTACGGCGCCTGGACGTACGTGTGCTCGCTGAAAGGCAGGAAGGAGACGCCGGAGATCTCGTCCAGGTGCTCCCACACCCACTCGCCGACCTGCTCCCACTCGTGCTCGCGGACGCTGATGGTCACGGACGGCTTGTGCTCGCACCAGTGCCGCTGGAACGCCAGCCACAGTTCCAGGTGCTCGATCGCACTCACGTCGTCCCGCACGAGGGCCGTGGCGCCAGCCTTCTGCGGGAAGGTGAACACCCACGCGGAGGAGTTGTAGGAGTCCTCCTCCTTCGGCAGGCCCGCGTCACTGAGCACGAACGCGATCGGGTCCTTCTTGTCCACCCGCACCCGGCGCTTGTAGAACTTCGCGTGCTTCTGGTGCAGGCCGGACTCACAGTCGACCAACTGGGACACGGTGCCGCTGGGCTTGTTGCAGGTGGTCGCAGCCGAGCGCGGGATACCGATGCGGTCGGCCTCCGCAGCGTTGGCATCGACGACCTCCCCGCGCAGGCCCTCCAGCAGCACCTCGGTGGCGCTGAGGTTGATCGTGCCGTTGGTCCAGCGGTTGCTGTAGACCCCCGTGAGGGAGACACCCAGCAGCCGCTCCTCCTCCGCGTTCTTCTTCCACTCCTCGCGCAGGTACGGGTAGTCCGTCAGCGTGGACTGCCAGGTGCCGAGGACGGCCGCCAGGCGCACCTTGCGGGTCAGGTCCTGGGGGGTGTCGGTCTCCCGGACCACGACCTCGGAGAGGTTGCAGAAGGAGAACGGCCGCAGAATGATCTCGCTACAGGGGTTGGTCCCGTAGTCCGTGTCGGCCTCCCGCTTGCCGAACTTCGCTGCCTGCCGCTGCGCTGCGCCACGGTGGAAGATGCCGCGCTCACCGGAGCCGGACGCGACGAGGAAGTCCCACTCCTGGTTGAACTCCTCGTAGCGCATGCCGTCGGTGTAGACAGCCGAGTTGTTCGACAGGGCGCGGTAGGGGTGCTCGACCCACCACTCCCCGCTCTTCGCCTCGGCCATCTCGCGGTCGTCCAGGTCGGACAGGGAGATCATCGCGGAGCGCCGTACACCACCGACGACCACGACGGATGCGATCTTGCAGGCGATGTCGTGGACCTCGATCGGCCGGAACTTGCGACCGGCGGCCTGCTTGAACTTCTCGACCGTGAAGGCGAACAGTTCTTCCAGCGGACCCGGACCGGAGGCTCGCCCTCCGAAGGTATTAAGACGGGCGCCAGCCGGACGGACCTCGGACAGGTCCCAGTGGCAGTACTCGCCGTTCCACAGGGAGGTGAGCAGTGCACGGAAGGCCAGGCCCCAGCCCTCCTTGGAGTCGGCGACGGGGATGTAGACGGCATCGTTGAAGGTGATGGTCTCGGGGACGGCCGGGAGTTGGTCGGTGTACTTCCGCTCGACCGAGTAGCCGACGCCGGTTCCGTTCATCAGGACGTACAGCAGCTCGTCCAGAGCGCGGGCGTCCTTCAGCGGCAAGTAACTGCAATTGAACCCGGCGATGTTCGAGCGGTCCAGGGCGGGACCGGCCGTCATGACCGCACGCATGGACGGCATGACCTCGTGGTTGAGGATGGCCGCGTGGATCTCGTCGACCACGGCACGGTCGGGGGTGTAGTCGTGCTTGTCCTTCAACTGGCCGAGCATGAACGTCACGTAGCGGGCGACGGTCTCGGACCAGGTCTCGCGCCGGTTCTCGTCGTCGATCCAGCGGCTGTATCGCGATTTCGCGATGAAGGAGCGGTAGGGATCGGAGAGGTCGCCGGAGGGGGTGAGCAGGGAGGTCACCAGTAATTCCATTCAGTAGTGGTGCGGCAGGGAGGAGTGGGCGCTAGACCGAGCCGTCGGCCCTGATGATGGCGCCCGGGTTGTAGTTGCTTCGGCCTCCCAGACCGCCCGAGGCGACCTGCTTGGCTGGGGTGGCGGGGCCGTCTCCTCCGCTGCCGGACGGGAGTCCAGCGGTGCTCTGCTGGAAGCGCGGGTTGTATCCGCACTCGTAGCACTGCGCCATCGCGTTCATCATGCCGACCGGGCGGAAGTAGTTCGTGCCCTGGCAGTCCGGGCAGTGGGTGTCCTGCTTGGCCACCATCGCTCGGGCCGGGGCCTTCTGCTGGGGTTCTGGCACTGTCTGCTGGACCGGCTGCTGCGGGGGGTAGGGCTGCTGTTGCGGAGAGGCCCACCATGGGCCGCCGATCTGCTGTTGCTGCTGGACCGGCGCCGGGGCCGGGGCCGGGGCGGCCGGTCGGGCCGCCCCCAGTTTGTTAGCCCAGAAGTTGGTCACCGAACTGCACTCCATCCGAATACGTGATGATTCCCATGTCGAGGAGATTGGCGAGGACCGCCACCACTCCGGCGCGGACGACGACGGAATGATGCCGCTGGAGAACTGCGGCGGTTTCCTCGTCCACGGAATTTCCGGAGTTAACCAGCATAGCCGAGGCAGTAATGCCGGAAACTAGCGGGATGAGCAGCGCTAGCATTTCCTTCAGCGGCGTGAGTTGTTCTATCCGGTCGTGGCTGGCCTCGTGCTCCATTTCGGATACTTCCGCACTGTCGGGGCTGAGTCCCATGAGCGGGAGCAGTGCCTCGACCTCGCTGCACGGGACGATGTCCCAGGCCAGCCGCTTGGTGAGCATCTGCGGGGTGTAGAGGTCGACCTGGAGGTCGTCCTCCTCGGTATTAAGGATGTCGGGTATGTCGTCGTCGTTCTTGCGGCTGAAGATGCCCATTTACTTTGCCTCCGACCAGCGGTCCACGATCTTCACGTCCGACGAGAGTGGGACGCGCAGGAGTTTCTGGATTCCTTCGCCGAGCATGGCTTCCCGAACCAGGTCGGCGCATTCCTCGGCCCGGTCCTCCGGCGCGAGCGTCACGAGTTCGTCGTGCACGGAGAGGATCAGGCGCATTTCGTCCGGCAGTGCGCTGTTCAGCCGGATCATGGCCAGTTTGATCAGGTCGGCGGCGGATCCCTGGATGAGGGAGTTCACCGCCTGGCGCTCGGCTCCCATCCGCAGGCCGTTGTTCTGGCTGAGGATGAGCGGCAGGCGCCGCTTGCGGCCGAGCAGGGTGCGGATGTGTGCGGGCCGACGCGACCGGCACACTCGGATGACTTCTTCCTTGAAGCGGTAGATCTCCGGGAACATCTTCTGGTGCATCTCCATGAACCGCTTGGCGTCCTTGACGGAGATGCCTGCCATCGAGGCGACCTTGTCCGGGCCCGCGCCGTACACGACGGCGAAGTTGATGCCCTTGGCGACCTGGCGGAAGTCGATGCAGGTGCGGTCGCCTTCCTTGACCCGCCGCATGAACTCCTGCGGGTCCACACCCATCAGCGCGGCAGCCGTCGCCGAGTGCGGGTCGACGCCGTTGTGGAACCCCTTGTAGAGGTCGCCACGGCCGATGAAGTGCGCGAGCACGACGAGTTCGATCTGCCCGTAGTCCGCGACGACCAGCTTGTAGCCGGGCGGTGCGACGAACAGTCCACGGATCCGCTTGCCGAGGTCGGTGTCGGGCCGGGGGATGTTCTGGAGGTTGGGTTCGCGGCAGGAGAACCGGCCGGTCACCGTCCCGTACTGGACGAAGTCGGCGTGGATCCTGCCGTTGAAGATCCGGCACGGCTTCTTCGGGTCGTCCTCGACACCGAGGTACGCGATGGGGTAGTCGAGCAGTTTGCTGACTTCCGCGTACTCCAGCATCTTCTTGACGACCGGGTTGTTGGGGTGCTTCTCCAGGCTGTCGGAGTCGGTGCTGAAGTCCTTCCACTCCAGCGTCTGGCCCGCGTCGCGCTTCTTCTTGCCGCCGTCGGTGGGCTTCATCGGCTTGAGGCCCTGGCCGCCGTCGCTCTTGGGGGCGTACAGCACCTCGGCCTTCTGCGCCGGGGCGTTCAGGTTGAACTGCTTGCCTGCGGCCCGGTAGATGTCGGCCTCGATGTCGACGAGCCGGGCGGACATGTCCTGTACCAGCTCACGCATCGCGGCTTCGTCGACCGGTGCTCCGGTGATGCCCATGTCGAGCAGCACCCCCAGGACGTCTTCCTCCAGGCGCCGGACGTGGGTGAGGTTCTGCTCCTTGATCTGGTTCTGGTAGCGCTTCCAGAGCAGCCACGTGTACTTGGAGTCCATGTACGCGTAGTGGGCGACCTTCGAGAAGGGGTGGGCCTCGACGCACTTGCCGACGTTCTCGGTGTCGTAGTCGACCTTGTAGTAGCGCTTGATCAACTCCTTCAGGCCCTTTTGCTTCATGTTCTCGTCGAGGAGCCACTGAAGGACGATGGTGTCGCTGTACTCCGGCGGGCAGATCTCGCCCCAGTACTTCGCCGTGGAGATCAGGTCGAACGTGGCGTTATGCGCGATCTTGATCTTGTCTTCGGCGAAGAACAGCGGCCGGAGGATGGAGAAGACCTCGCTCGGGAGCATCTGCTCCGGCGGGGCGTCGTAGACGGCCGGGATGGCGTCGAACTTGTTGGTGAGCCGGTTCTTCTTGCGGGTGGCCTTGCTGATCAGGACGTCGCCGTTGGGGTGCCCGAAGGGGATGGCGTAGGCCATGCCGTCGGAGGCCAGGGAGAGCCAGTTGGCGACGTTCTGCGTCGGGACGCCTCGGTTGGGGCCGAAGGTCTCGATGTCGAATGCGAAGGCCGGACGCTCCATGAAGCGCTCGACCACGGTATTAAGTCGGTCGGGGGTGAGGATGACGGAGTTGCGGATCTTCACAGCGGGCTCCGGTGGTGGTGGATGGGGAAGCTGAGGGGGAGGCCCCAGCGCTGTGCTGGAGCCTCCCCGTCGGAGGCTGCTAGTCGTTCAGGATCTCGCGGACGATGACCTTGAGTTCCGTGCGCCGGGTGACCTGGAGGATGTCCTCGTCGTACGCCTTGGCGTCGAACGTCTCCAGGTCGTCCTCGCTCAGGGGCTCGATGTCCCAGTCGTCGAGGAGGTCACGCTCCTTGACCGGCGTGATGTAGTAGTTGGTCTTCTTGTTCTTGGTCTCCTTGCGGACGGAGAAGTAGAGGTCGTCGCGGTTGATCGGCGACGTCTTCTTGTCCTTGGCGTAGTTCTTCAGGATGTCCGCGACCATCGGGCCGACCTGCCAGACCTTGACCTGCGGGTCCTCGGGGTCGGTGAAGTCGACGACGTTGAAGGAGACCTGCTGGCTGGGCTTGTCACCCGCGTCGTCGCACAGCGGGCACTTGCTCTCCAGGCAGGTGAATGACTTCTTGCCGGAGCGCTCGATCCAGTGCTGGAGGAAGACCAGGAACGGCTCCTCGTCCAGGAACTTCACGATCACGGACTCGGTGGACGCCTTGAAGTTGTCGGGGAAGCCGGAGGACGCCTGCTTGGTCTTCTCGTACGATCCCCAGCCACGGCCGCCGACCTTCGGCGTGGGCTCGTCGTCCTCGTCGTCGTCCTCGTCACGCGCGGGGGCGCGGCGGGAGCGTCGGGAGGTGTCGGCCTCCTCGGTATTAAGGCTGCGGCGCGAGCCTCGGCGGGAGCCACGGGCCGGGGCCTCGTCCTCTTCCTCCGCGTAGCCCTGCTCGTCCTCGGGCTCGTCGGCCGGGGAGTACGCCTCGGTGTCGCGGGCGGTGCGGCGGCGGGTCAGGGTGCGGGGCATTCAGTTCTCCTGCTGGTAGAGATGGATGTACGAGGATGCTTCGCCCGTGTTGAGACGGGCTTCCTCGATGTCGGCCGCGAGGGCCTTGGTGATCTGGTCGGTGGCGACCTTGTCCAGGTCGTCGAGGGTGCGTGCCTTGGGGAAGTCGTCGGTGGTGATGTCGACCTCGTAGCCGAACTCCACCCACTCGAAGTTCCCCATGGACACGTGGTGCTTCTGGCTCTTGACGATCCTCACTCGTCGCCCGCCAGGGCCTTGAAGAGGGCGACGACGCGCTCGGTGAAGCGGGTGCCCTTGATGGGCTTCTGGTGGGACACGAGGACGCCTTCCTCGTGCGCGATGCGGACCATGCCCTCGACCTGCTCGCGGATGTACAGGCGGCGTCGGCCGCGTACGTCTCCGTCCTTGCCCGGGGACTGGTAGGTGCTCTTGGGAATGACTCCCTCGCGCTCCCACTTCCGGATGGTCACGGGCTGCCGTCCCAGCGCCTTGGCGAGGTCGCCGACGGTGAAGAACTCCGTCTCGACTCCGGCCACGACGTACTTACGGGGCTTGGCGTCCCATGCTCCGGGTTCGGCCGCCGACGCGGCGGCCTCGGTATTAAGGCGGTTGCGGTGACGTACCAGGGGGCGCGTCGAGCCGGGGTAGAACTGCTCACCGAGTTCGGCGAAGGACTGGTCGATGGTGTCTGCGACGGTGCTCATGTGGTGGGTCTCCTATCAGCCGCGAATGGGCTTGAACGCGAAGGACTCGGTCTCGGTGAACAGTCCGTCCAGTTCCTCGTCGGTGATGACGCCTTCCTGGTTGAGGACGTACAACTCGTCCTGGTCCAGGACCTCCTGGGTCACCTGCTTGAAGACCCGGTCGCGGATCCCCTTGGCGTTGACCAGGGTCTCGACGGCCTCTTCGTCCAGGTTCACGCTGACGCGGCGCTCACGCTTGACCTCGGTGAACTTCTGGCCGTTGACCTCGATGGGCGGGTCCAACTTCCAGAACTTGCTGCCCTTCTCGTCGATGTCGCCGTTGGCGTCCACGTGGACGCTGACCTCGTCGCGCAACTTGTTCTTGCGGGTGACGATCTCGGTCTCCTGGAACTTCAGGGCCAGGAACTGGCGGGTCTTCTCCCAGGGGGCGGCCTGGTTGAGGGAGATGGGGCGCTCGATGCGCTGGGTTGCTCGTCTCTGCACGGTAGCCATAGAGCGGGGCTCTCTTTCTACGGAGTAGTAGGTCGGTTGAGCAGGTCCGACTCTACATTACGTCTTCGAGATTGTCCATTCGAGATTACGTGTTTCTCAGTACGTAACTTCGTCGACCTCGGCCGGGACCTGCTGACCCAGGCGGGTGGCGTAGCGCTTCGCGTCGCGGTCGGTCTGGTCGGTGCGCAGACCGGTCTCACGGACGTCCTGGTAGACGGTGATGACGCGGTGGTCGGCCGGGTCGACGACGGCGACTATCTCGCCTCGGACGTGGCGCTGCTGGCCGGGGAACCGGCTGGAAGGGGAGGTGTGCTGCGGGCGGTTCGCGGCCTCCAGCACCTGCGCGCTGGTCCAGCCCTTGGCTGCGGCCTGCTGCTGTGCGTGGTAGGTCAGCCGGTACTCGGGGGCGTCCGTTGCACCGTTGCCCCAGGAGATGCCGAGGGCTTCCGCGATGGTGGTCATGCGTCCTCCTGCGTGGTTTGATCCTTCGTTCGATCAACGCTTCGTGAGGACGACTCTACGTTCCGCATATGCCCTTGTCAACGGATTCGCCGAATCCGGTTTACAACTTCACCAGCGGTCGGCTGGGGCACCACGGAGCGCCAGGCGGACGGGGGTCAGATCCCAGTCCTCCTGCTCCTCCGGAGGGCATATGACGTGGTCAAGCCCCTCACGGAGCAGCACGTCGAGTGGTTCTTCTCGCATACCCTGATGGTGCCATGCGATTACGGGTTTAGAACCACTCGACGTGCCTCGTGAGATCCTGGAAGTTACGCCTCCAGGCACTGCGTAAGGGTCTGGACGTCGTTCTCGATCCGGCCCTTCTCGTCGGCTCCGCGCCCGTCTGTGATGGCGCTGCCCACCCTGCGCTTGTGCGCCAGCATCGCCAGCTTGCGTGGCTCGGTGGTGCCCGACGTGATGGCGTTCAGGATGTAGATGTCCTTGAACTGGCTGCTCGCTCGGTTGTGCCGGGCGTTGATCTGGTCCTGCTTCCCGGCCGACCAGGCGAGGTCGTAGTTGATCAGGTAGTTGGCCATGTACAGGTCGGTGCCGAACGCTCCCGCGTGGCTGGACAGGAACACCCGACACTGTTCGTCGGTCTCGAACCGCTGGGCGGCATATGCCTTGGCCGCCGAGGACATCCGGCCGGTGTACGTGACGAACGAGTTCTCCGGCAGCCGGTCACCGATCAGGTCCAGCATGTCGGGGTTGACCGAGAAGACGATGATCTTGTTTCCGGGGACCGCCATGATGTCCTCGACCGCAGCCGCCACGGCGTCCAGTTTCGGGGCCGTGGTGACGTCATCGAGCAGGCCGGACTGCCACACCTCGTACGCGTACTTCGAGCCCGGCCACACCTTCTTCTGCACGCCCCGCTGCCGGGCCTCCTCGCTCTCCTCGTAACTCTGCCCGGACATGACGATCAGGTCCGGGTGGTTCAGCAGCATGTCCAGCGCCTGCATGCGAGACATGATCTTGCCCTGCTGGCTGTTCTCGTTGCCCGCCTCTCCCCCGTGGTAGTGCGCGAACAGATCGAAGTCACCCATCGTCGGCCCGGCCGCCCGCAGCTCGGCGAGCAGGTCCCCCGCGATGGCCTGGTATGCCTTCTTCGTCTTGGCGTCCAGGGCGACCGGGATGACCGACTCCTGCACCTCGGGCAGGTACGGCCGGACGTCCTCGTCCAGCCGCGTCTTGCGGACCATCACCTCGGCCAGTTTGGCGTGCAGCACCGGCAGGTTGCGGTAGTTCTGCACCCCGCCGAACTTGTTGCGCACGATGTACGTCTTGTCGAACAGGTCGAACCGGCCCAGGACCTGGTCGTCGACCCACTGCATGATCGAGAACAGTTCCTCGGGCTTCCCGTTCTCCACCGGAGTGCCGGTCATCCCGAAGCGGTACGGCGCGGTGAGCCGCTTGATCTTCCTGGTGCGCTGGGCCCGGAACGTCTTGATCGCGGTGCACTCGTCGAGGACGATGCACTCCGGTTTGATCCTCCTGACGAAGTTCCAGTCGTTGACGACGTTCTCGTAGCCGAGGATCACGTAGTCCGGCCGGAGCGTCTTGACCTTGGCGTACAGCCCGGCGCGCTTCTTCGCGTCGCCGTCGATCAGGACGCAGTACTCCTCCGTCGGGACGGTGATCTCCTGCTTCAGCCCGTCCTCGCGCACCGTGACCACACGGGTCGGCACGTCGGTGAGTTTCGCGATGGACTTGGCCCACTGGTACTTGAGGTTGGCCGGGACCACGATGACGGCGGTCTCGACCTCCCCCTTCTCCAGTAGCTCCTCGATGGCGGCCAGGGCCAGCACGGTCTTGCCCAGCCCCATCTCGTAGGCAACGAGAAGGCAGCCCCTCTCCACCATCCTGTCGGCCGCAGACTCCTGGAAGGGGTGGAGGTCGACGGTCAGCACTGCGAGTACTGACGGGCGAACTGCGAACTCGACCGGGGGCGCCGGGCGTACGGCGTCCCCATGTCGAAGTGCCCGTCCTGGATGTGGTCCGGGTTGGCGCACATCCGGCGCCTGCACGCCCGGTGCTTCTGTCGGCCGTCGCCGCCGGTCAGGAAGGACAGCAGAGTCTTGCCCTGGTAGTACGGCCGCGTCGCGGTGGACTGGAAGATGAGGCAGTCGGTGTCCGGGTCCGGCTCGACGCGGGCCCAGAAGTCCTCACCCAGGTGCTCGTAGCCCTCGGGTGCCTTCATCGGTGGTCCCCCTGGCGGGGGCAGGTATTAAGCCGGGTCATGTCGGTCTCCTAGAAACGTGCAACGACGGATGAGTAGGCGCCGCGTACAGCGGCCTTGATCTGGTCGGCGGTCATGTCGCCGGGGTCCTTGGCGAGCGGGGCCACGGAGTAGTCGAGGAACTTGAGGGTCAGGCCCCGGCCGGTCCACTCCTTCAGCAGCCGCTTGCACGCCTCGGCTCCGGCCTCGTCGTTGTCGAGGGCGACGATGACGGTGTCGAAGTGGTCGCGGATCAGGTCCATCTGCGCGTCGGAGACTCCGGCGCCGTAGGACGCCAGCCCTCCCCTGACCCCGCAGGCCCACAGCCGGGCCACGTCCAGCGGCGACTCGACCAGCACGGCCACGTCGTCGTCGTAGGTGTCCAGCCCGAAGAGCGTCTTCGACTTGGCCATGCCCGGCGGCCGGTTGCGGAAGTACCGGGCGTTCTTCTCCTGCCAGCCCCACAGCATCCCGGTGTCCGGGTCGCGCACCGGAACGATCCACATGTCCCGGGCCGGATCCCACAGCACCCCGCACGCCTCCGCGTCCTCCGGCATGAACAGCCGCTCGGCGCAGGCACTCAGCGGAGGCACGGTGTACAGGGCCAGCGACGCCTCATTGATCTGCTTCGTCGTGTCGGCCTTGTCGGCGCGCTGCTCCTTCTTCTTCTCCAGGTACTTCCGGACCCTCTCCGCTCCTCCCCTGCGCCGGACCCAGTTCTTGGCGTCGGCCTCGGAGATCTCGTGGACGTCCCGGACGAGGACCCAGAACGCGCCACGGTATCCGCAGGAGAAGCAGTTGAAATATCCCTCGTCGTAGTTTATGGAAAAGGATGGGTGCGCGTCTTTCTTTCCGGTGCGCTGCTCGTGCATGGGGCAGGGCATATGAATCTCGTCGCCCTGGACTTTGTATTCCAGTTCGAGGGTGTCGAGGCAGGCTGTCACGTTTCCGGGGATGGGGTTGCCAATGGCGTCCCACCCGGCCTTTGCTCGGGGCACTGCTCTCTCCTTACCAGGTAGTCGAGGTAGTTCTTGATCTCCCAGGCGTCGCGGCGCCAATACCAGGTTCCGTACGTGATGTACCGGAACTTTCCCAGGCCGCGCAGCCGGTGGAATTCGCTGGCGTATATCAGATTCCGGTCACGGGGATTGCGTTCGTTCTCCCTGCACCAGAACTGGAACTCCCGGAAGTTCCCGGCGAGGACTACCAGCCGGGGCTCAGAAGGATCCGACATAGCCATCGGTGTTCATCTCGTCCATGGCGAACGGGTCCTCGTTCAGTTCCTCGAACTTGCCGGTCTCCCAGTCCCACTGGCAGTACGTCTCCAGGGGCGGGCAGTTACGGGCCAGGACGACCTTGATCTTGTTGATGTTCGCGTCCTCCGTGGATTCCACACCGAGAATCACGTCGGAGTCCTGGGCGAAAGAGGACGAGTATCCGATCGAGTCGGAGGTGATCCCCTTCTTCTTGTTCATCTTCCATTCCAGGACCTGCGTGGAAATGACGAGAGGGATCTGAAGGTTCTTCGCCATGCGCTTGAATCCTCGGGTGAGGTTGGTAAGCGCCTGACTGGATCCCTGAGCCTCGCCGAGTTCGTCCTGCATCATGTAGATGCCGTCCACGAATACGATCGTCGGCCGAATGGCGTCAATCTTCGACTGCACACCGGTAAGCGTCGTCGCATTCATGGAGTCCGAGGACAGGAAGAACGAAGGCATAGCCTCCAGTTCCCGCAGGGCCCTTTCGAGTTTGTCCCACTCCGCCTTCTTCAGAGTTCCGTTCCGCAGCCGGGCGTGCGAAATCCCCGCACGGATCGCGTCGAAACGTTCCTCCTGCTCCTCATTCGACATTTCGAAGCCGATGAAAAGCGGGCGCTCACCGTAAAGGTGCGCAGCCATGGCAGCCAACAACAGCAGCGTCGACTTACCGGCCTTCGGCGGGCCGACGAAGGTGACCAACTGCTCCTTCTGAAGGCCCTGGGTGGCCCTGTCGATCGTGTTGAAGCCGGTCGGCACACCCCGGAGCCCGTCGGGCAGGTCCTTGAGCGTGAGGTACCGCGCAAGGCGCTCCTGCCCGGTCTCCGTCAGGTCGGTGTCGCGGGCGTTGGGGACGGCCGAGGCGATGGATGCCAGCGTGCGGGCCAGCGCCTCCATCGCACCGGTTGCGTTGCCCTCCTCGTGGGCGTCGACCGAGTCCGCCAGGCCCTGCTCCAGCAGCGCCAGGGTGTGCTGCTCACGCAGCCGGTCGGTCAGCACCTGCATGCTGTCCTCGACCTTGACGAACCGGTACATCGGGAAGTCGGTCTTGATGGTGGCGAGGCTGGGGATCTCGCCGTAGGTGGCCTTGTGCCGAAGGATCGCCTTGAAGACGGCCTTGTTGTCCGGGTCGCCGAAGAACTCGGCAGTGACGCCCGCGTCCGCGACGACGGCCAGGTCCTTGTCCTGGATGACGCGGGAGACGAGCAGCCGCTCGAAGTCAGCCATCTAAAGTGCTCCCAAGAGGGTGGTGGGTGCGGCGGGCAGGGCACGGCCCTTGCTGCCGAAGATCAGGTGGTGTTCGTTGTCGAAGATCGCGGCGACGTCCGGCATGTAGGGCAGGCGTCTGGCCAGCCGCTCCGGGGTCGTGGCCCACACCCGGCCGATGGGAAGTCCCTCGGCGTCCAGGCGGGCCTCCAGGGGCTCGACGGCGTCGTCTCCGAGGTAGGTGACGACGTCGACCGAGTACTTGAACCGCCAGACGGTGTCCCAGATGACCCGGGCCAGCGCGTCGTTGATCTCGTATGCGTCCACGGTCCGCTTGGCCTGACGAGACCGGCGCCCGAACTTGCGGGCGACCAGCTCGGTGACGTACCCCTCGGGCTTCTCGGGCAGGACGCCGAGCATGCCTTCGTACGCGATGACCAAGCGCGGGACGACCTCGTTGGAGATGTCGCCCCGTTCCATCAGGTGCGCTCCGCCTCTGCGCGGAGCTGGATATTAAGCCGCCCGTCCTCGTACCAGGACTCCCGGCTGGAGCGCTTGATGGTGAAGCCGAGGGACTTCACGCGGACGCGGACGGTGTACTCCAGTGCGTCCCAGTACGCGTGGAGGCTGCGGGACTCGGCCTCTCGTTTGTAGAGAACCACCAAAACCTCGTCCTCGAACGGAAGAGCCAGTTGCTCATGCTGCACGGCGGTCCTCTCCGATCAACTTGACCTGTGTGAATGCCTGCTGGATGAAGGAGCCCATCGTGGGGTTGTAGACGGCGCCCCACTCCCTGGGCGGGAGGTTGGAGGTGACGATCGTGGGCCGGGCCTCGCGGTGCCGCTGGCGCAGCAGGGTGTCCAGCAGGCCCTCGGCGTACCCGGTCTTGGTCCGGTGCTCCTTGCCGACGTCGTCCAGCACGAGGACGGGGGCCTTCTCGGCCGCCACGATCTTGTCCTGGATCTCCCACCAGCGGGAGACGGCTTCGGGCTCGCTGCGGTCCTGGAGGCCCATCTTCTCGATGGAGTCCTTCACGAAGTCGGCGTAGGCCAGCCAGTGCACCGGGAGCCGGTGGGTGTAGTACACCTCCAGCAGCGTGGCGGTGGCGAGGGTCGTCTTGCCGGTGCCGGGAGGGCCGACGATCAGCAGGCCCTTGCCGATGGCTCCCCAGTCCTCGGGGTACTCCGTGAGGGGTCGCTTGTCGGTGACGTAGTGGTCGCGCAGTTCGTCGAGCCAGGTCTGGCAGGCGGCGCGCTCAGGGGCGTCCGCCACGGTATTAAGCCGCAGGGCCCGGTAGTGCGCGGGGACGTTGTACTCCTTGAGCCGCAAGGCGTGGACCCGGGGGTCTGTCGCCACGGTTGCCTCCTTGTGTGGTGGTGGTTCAACGTTCAGGAGGCTACCACAGATTACGTCTTTCGGAATACGCCTTTGGGTAAACGTAAGGGGCGGACCGCCGTAGCAGCCCGCCCCTGATGGCATCAGTCCCAGTAGGACTCGTCGTGCCGGTGCTTCTCCATCACGTTCTCAGCCTTGCCCAGCCGCTCGGTCAGCAGACCACGGGCAGCGAGGAAGTCCTTCCAGGCCGGATGGTTCTCCGACCGGCTCCAGGAGGACGACCAGTACGTCAGGACCATCTGCCGGATCGTCTCCCGTTCCAGGCCCTGGGCCATCCACCGGCCGAACTGTCCGGTGAGGGCTCTGAGGTTGGTGGCGCCAGGTACCGGGTGGCCTACCTCCTCGGCCCGCTTCCCGAAGAACTCGGCCAGTTCCTCCGACGGCCTCTTGGAGCGCTTCTCACGAGGTCGCCGGACCGGAGGGGCCAGGTCGCTGTCCGAGGCCGGGAGACGGCCAGCGGGGCTGCTTCCTGGATCTTCCTCGCCGAGGGCCTGGGCCACGACGTACGCCGGGTCGAGTTCCTTCTCCGCCAGGGCGGCCTCCTCCGCCTGCTGCTTCCGGGTCTTCTTCCGGCCGCCACGACGGGGAGCCGCAACCGCATCCCAGCCACGAGCACCCGGCCTCGAAGGGATCTCCTCGGCTCCGCCGGAATCAGACCGTGCCGACCGGCGCGGTGGAAGAAACGTAGTTTCTTCTATATCTCTAACTTCCAGTTGGTTATTGGGGTTGTATGAAACCTGTTCAGGGTGCAGATTTTGCAGGGAGGCTATGTCCGGCTTTGGACCCTGCAAATTTTGCATACCAACTTCGCTGTGCCGACCCTTGCGGGAGTTGCACATGACGCACAGGATCTGGAGGTTTTCCAGGTCGTTGGTACCCCCGTCGTAGACGGAAATCATGTGGTCACAGACCAGCACAGACTCATCCGTCTCCCCGCAGTGACGGCAGACCGCTCCGTCACGCGCGAGGATCTTCCGGCGGAACTCTCCCGCCTTGGCCTCGAACCGGTCACGCACCGCCTGGCGTCGCTCGGCGGCCTCCCGCTCCTCCGGGGTCTTGAGGTCGATCCACTCCTCCACGGGGCGGACGCGGCGGACCACGGACTTGTACAGCCGCGCCTCCGGGGGCGCAGCCTCCTTCGGAACCGTCTCGATGATGTCCTGGAGCGCCAGGTTGCGCAGGCTGTTGTAGATGCTGCGCTCGGTCATGCGGGTGTGCTTGGCGAGCGTCTTGACGGACTCCCACATCATCCGGTGCTCTTCCCCGGCGGCGTCCGCTATACGCAGGAGCACCAGCAAGTCACCCTTGCCTATGGGGGCGTGCTTCCAGACCTCGGCGGTGATAGCAAGGCTCACTCAGTCACCGCCAGGAAGTGATTGATATTAAGTCGGCTCGACATGTTAGGTTCTTCCCATCTCGGGGTTTGTGGTGGGCCTCGGGGTGTGGTGGGCAAAAGCCCCCGGCAGTGAATTGAGGTCTCGAACCTCTTCAGCGCCGGGGGCTTTTGCGTTACTCACTCCGAGTCGAGTTCGAGGCCCTTCTCCTCGATCTCCGCCCGGGTCAGGTGGACGACGGTCTGTCCGGCCGGGATACGGCCACGGCCACGACGGCTGTAGTTGCCCTCGTCGTCCACCAGGAAGGCGAACGTCTTGCTCTCGTCGCGCGGGCGTCCACGGCGACGGCGTCCGGAGGTCTGCTGCTCCTCCTCCGGCTCCTCGGCCTTCTTCTCGGCCGGGCGCTCCTGCTTCTCGGCCTCCTTGTCGTGGACCGAGTCGGCGACGATATTAAGCGCCTTGGCCAGCAGTTCGGTCAGCGGCCGGAGGCGTACCTCGGCCTGGTTGATGACCGCGTTGCGCTCGTCCTCCAGGCGGAAGGCGTTGTAGGCACCCTCCAAAGCGTTGCCGATGAGGATGAGGTCGATCTCCTTGTCGGAGACCGGGGCGGTCTCGCGCTGGATCTTCTGCGCGGCGCGGTTGACCTCCTGCTCCAGGTCCTCCTGCTGCTCCTGGATGTCCTGCTCGACCGGGTGCTCCTCGGGCTCCGGCTCGGGGTCGGCCTGGCGACCGCGACGGCCACGCTTGGGCTCCTCGGCCTTGGGCTCCTCCGGCGCGTCCTCCTCGGTCAGCGGCTCCTCCTCCGGCTCGGCCTCCTCCGGCTCAGCACGGCGGCCACGGCGACGGCCACGCTTGGGGGCCTCCGGCTCGGGCTCCGGCTCGGGCTCCGGCTGGGGCTCCTCTTCCGGCTCCTCGGCCTGCGGCTGCTCGCCGAAACTGATGTCGTCGAGCCCGGCGGTGAGGTCCTTGGCCTTGATACCCGCCTGGTCGGCGGCGTCCAGGAGGAGTTCGGCCTGCTCGCTGCCCTCGTCGCCCCACAGGAGGATGACGTGGACCTCGTCGCCGACGCTGTCGGCCTTCTTCAGCAGGTCGACGACGCCCGCCGTGACGTTGGCGACGTGGACGGTCTCTTCGGCGTCCTTGAGGATCTGCTCGGTGGCGCGGCTGCGCTTGTTGTCCGCGACGGCGACGTAGGGGAGGTCGGCCTTCTCGGCCCAGCCGAGGACCGCTTCCAGGCCGTCGGACAGGTGCTCCCGGGTGACCGGGAAGATCAGGTTGACCTCGCGGTCGCTCGGCTCGAAGAAGCCGTCCTTGTCCTCGTCGCCGAAGCCGAGCCAGTCGTTGAGCAGGTCCTTGACGTTCTCGGGGTCGATGTCGGCGGAACCAGCGAAGGCCAGGGTGATGGGCTGCTTGCTCAAGTCTGCTCCAGTGTTGTGGTGGTCGCTGCCGTGGTTGGCAACAAGGAAGACCTTAGCCATTACGGCTTCTAAAAGCAAGAAAACCCCGCTTGTCTAGCGGGGTTTTACTTGTGCTTGACAATCAGGGCAGGTCGGGAACCCTGCGCCCGGTGGCCGGATGCCTGCGCGGAAGGCGCAGAGAGGACGTCTCCGCCCCGCTCCCCCTCACCTGCGTGTGCAGCACCGCCACGACTCCGGCAGCCGCCACAGCGGCCAGCCACGGGCCGGGAACACGCTGCGCTCCGTAGGCCAGGCCCACCACGACCAGCGGCTGGAGCGCGGCCGGGATGGTGGGCAGGAGGTCACGCAGCCACTCCCACGCGGTGAAGGTGGCGAAGGCGATCAGCAGCAGCCGGAACCAGTCCATGATCAGAACGCCCTCGGGCCCAGGCCGCTGGACTGCACGGCGACGGCGGGGACGGCTTCCACGGCCGTGACGATGGCCGGGACCGCGACCGACTCGATGTTCTGGACCACGGTGCCGACGACGGGGATCTCCTCGGCCGCCTTGACCGCCTCCTCCACGCCGGACTCGATGATGTCGGTGCTCAAGGGGAAGTCGTTGGTGATGCCCTGCTCGTCCTCGGACTGCTCGGCCGCCTGCGCCACCAGGAAGTAGCTCTCGATGTCCGCGCCGCCGGTATTAAGATGGCTCTCGACCTCGGACACGAACAGGTTCTGGAGCGCGGCGAACCACGAGTACTTCTTCAGCAGCGAGTGGTAGGCCGTGGTGCCGGACAGCCAGGCCAGGAACGCGGCGATCACCGCAGGCGCCCACACGAAGTTCGACGGGTCGGCCTTGTAGGTGGCCAGGGAGCCGGTGGCAACGGCCAGGACGGCGTGCACGGTGCCCTTGACGGTGGAGTTGGTCGACGGCTTGGTGAACACCGCCACGATGGCGGGCAGGACCAGGCCGACGGCGAGGGCCGCCACGTCGGCGTAGTTGGTAAGCATGGGGATCCTTACGGGGTCGTGGTTACTGGGTCGGCAGAACGGCGTACTTGGGTACAGCCGCCGTGATTCCCAGAGGAACATTCTCTTCGAGCAGGGTGCGGATGAGGTAACTGCGCTCGACGTAGTTCTCGTAGAAGTACGAGCGGGTCAGGTTCGCTGTCCCGCCCTGCTCCCACAGGTAGTCCCCGCCCATCGAGCCGTCGAAGTAGGAGCGGACGGCGGTGCCCTCTTCCACGAGGATCCCGTCGGCCCAGAAGATGCTGGACTGCCCGGCCGTCATGGTGGGCTTGGAGACGTTCATCCCCACCCAGACGCTGGACGCCGTGGCGACGAAGGTGGTCCAGATGGTCCGCCACCGGCCAGGTGCTGCCGAGTTGTAGGCCAGCCGGGCCCCCGGTGTCGAGCCGTTGGTGCTGCTCCACGGGTAGACGTTGCCGCAGTACTGCGCGGCGGAGACCCTGGCGCTGAACGTGTACGTGCGCCCCGGGATGAGCCCGGTCAACTGGAAGTTCCACCCGGCATCCACGGTCACCGTGGTCGGGACGGTCACCTTCAGGGACTGCGTCCCCTTCCAGACGAGTGAGGTGTCAGCGGCCACCGAGGCGCCGTTGGTGGCTGCAGCCCCGGTGATGCCGCTCTCGAAGTTGGGGTTGGGCGCGTAGTTCAGCCGGGTCGGCTTGATGACGGCCTGGATCTCCCGCGCGTTCTGGTAGGCGCTCGGTCCACTCGCCCCGAGCGGCAGCGGTTCGAGCTGCACCGCGTCGAGGATCTGGTGCTTGTTCGCCGACATGGACGCGAACTTGAAGCCCACGGATGCGTACGCGGCCCGCTTCCAGGCGTAACCGCCCCCGGATACCGGGTAGTCCACCGGGCCGGTGAACGCGGCGTAGGGGCGGCTGTAGGAGCCAGCGGGGGCTGAGGTCAGCGTGCCGGAGTTGCTGCCGATCCACGCCATGGCCGGGTCGGTGCCCGCGTAGGGGTAGTGGGCGAAGTCCTTGAACGCTGCGGCGGGTGTCTTCAGTCCGGCCGAGAGGTGACCCTGGAAGGAGATCTGCCCGGCCTCGGGAGCCAACGGCTGCGGGCGCGGGATCCGGATGGCCAGCGTGCCGTCGAGGGTGACCTGTCCACCGATCTCCGGGCCGAACACCCGGTAGCGGCGGCCGACGACGATGCCGGAGAAGGAGATGGTCGGGGACCAGTCGTCGTTGTTGACGAAGGTGATGTTGTGCGTGGTCATCAGGTCACCGCCATTCCGACCTTGGTGGCGGTGCTGAGCGCCGAGTTGGTGATGGTGAGCACCTGGGTTCCGTTCCGGTAGATCGTGATGTTGCTCCCCGAGAAGGCGGCCGTGATCCGGTCACCGTCCGAGAAGGCGGTCGAGTAGGTGAAGGTTCCGGTCACCGCTCCGGCCTGGATCAGGTGCAGGGCCGTGCGCCCGGCCCGCCAGTAGTTGGAGGCATCCTGGAGCCGGAAGACTGCGCCCTGCTTGAGGGTGTTGCCTGGGTTGGTCAGGAACGTGGCCGAGACCGTGCCGTCGGCGTGGCCGGGGACGGTGGCGATGGACGCCGTGGCGCCGACCGGGTAGGCCGCTCCGCCGGAGAAGCCTCCGGAGGTCCACTGGCCCAGCGTCTCGGTCCAGGACGCGGCGCCCAGGTCGCTGGTGCGGGTCGTCCAGTCGCTCCACCCCTGGCTGAAGGAGTCGAGCACGTTGTAGGCCGGGACGGCGTCCGCGTACAGCGAGGTGATCAGCGAGCCGTGGGAGTCGTAGTACTCGACGAACGGGTACACGTTGACCTGCTCGCCGGAGTACGCCTGCGCGTAGCCGGACAGGCACATCTGTACGCGGTCGTCGTAGCCCAGCGGGGTCCACTGTGCGTTCGCCGTCGGGGTGTCCGGCGGGGTGACGTTCAGGGAGGCGGTGAGCGCCTGGTAGACGCGGCCGTGGTAGATGACCATGTCGCCGGGCTGGTAGTCGACGCCGTTGTCCCACGCCTGCCAGGTGTACGGCACGGGGACGCCGAACAGGACCGGCTGCTGTGGGTCCATCGTCGCCTGGCCGGACAGTCGGCCGACCGAGCGCACACCCATCGTGGCGACGGAGCCGCCGGAGTTGGTGTTGCGCACCCACAGCGCGTTGCCCGCCTTGTCGTCGGGGTTGGTCGGGTTCTGCACGCCGATGCCCACCAGGACGCCGCCCGTGCCCGGGGTGACGCCTGCGGTGAAGGAGATCTCTTCCCAGCCCGCGACGTGCCCGTTGGCGTCGACCAGGGTGGAGTCGGTGCCGTACGTGACGACGGTCCAGTACGCGTTGGAGCCGTTGGTGCCGGTAGGTGCCTGGGCCTGTCCGTACGCGCCGGAGGAGCCCGCCTGGTACAGGTACGAGCCGAACTCCACCTTCTCCCCGGAGGCGTAGTTCACACCGGAGTCCCACTGCGGGAAGGAGGGGTGGTCGAAGTCGGCCTGGTCGTCGGAGAGCATGAGGTTGTCGCCGATGCTCAGGTCGGCGTCGTAGCCGGTGGTCTCGGAGATGATCGAGCGGATCTGCTCCAGGGTGCCCTTCTGTCGGCCGAGGGTGGCGGCATCGCGCACACGCTGGCGGAAGAGGTAGGCGGGCGTGGACGCCTCGTACTGGATCCCGAACTGGGTGGCCAACTGGGCGATGTTGTCGAAGCGCGTGCGCATCGCGTCGTTGGTGTACCGGTTGGAGTCGTAGTAGCTCTTCACCATGTCGAACCCGAACCCGAAGATCGACAGGAACGGGGTCAGGTAGGGGTTGAGCGTGTTGGAGTCGTCGGTGATGTTGTTGCCGGACTGGACGTCGACCTTGTAGTAGTCGGGGAGCAGGTCGTACAGCCGCTGGGTGTAGCCGTTGTTCTTCGGCATCAGGCAGGAGACGGTGCCCGCCCTCGACCACTGGCCGGACGCGGAGATGAAGATCGTGTAGTACAGCCAGTGGCCGCCGACCACGCCCTTGTCGGAGAACGAGGTGGCGGCGTGGGTCTGGTTGAGCAGGATCTCGCCGTCGTTCTCGTTGACGGCCCAGCCGTATCTGTTGCGGATCAGGCGCAGGGAGTCCCACGATCCGGCCGGGGACTTCCAGTCCAGGAGCACGGTGGAGTAGTCCACGGGCGTGGCTGTGAACGGGCTGACGTCGAAGTCGGGGTGGACGTCCGTCCCGTATTGCGACAGCCCGTAGATGGAGACGCCGTACGTTCCCACGTCACGCCTCCCGGATCATGACCGCGCTCAGGTGCAGGTTCTGGAGTTGAAGGGTCTTGGTGGTGAGCGGGTGGTAGAGGGTGAGGTCGATGGCCTTGCCTGCGGTGACCCAGCCCTGCCAGCCGATGTGCATGTGGGTGTTGCCGTCGGAGATCGGAGGGAGGTCCTGTGACATCACCTGGCTGCCGCCGACCGCGAGGTTGATCTGCCGGTCGGCTCCTGTGGCCAGTGAACCGGTGGCGTTGGCCCACATGACCCGGCCGAAGACGATCCACCAGCCGGTGCGGTTGGCCGTGATCGAGTGGCCGTTGAACAGTCCCTCGGGGTCCTGGGCCGCCGACGGCCTGGTGAAGGAGATCGTCTTGGTCGCGCCGCCCTTGACGCTGTCGGACGTCTTGGAGACGTAGCAGGCGGGTATGCCCTGGCCGCGCTGGATGGCGTCGAGCCGGGCCGCGACGGAGGCGTAGGTGTTGGTCTTCATCTTCAGCCCGGTGTCCTGGTGCGGCAGGATGCCCAGGGTCTGCTGAAGGGCCAGCACCTCGTCCTGGAGGTTGTTGACGTGCGACGCGTCGATGTCCTCCACCAGGTTCTTGTGCACGGTGAAGGACTTGTACTGCTTCGGGTAGACGGCGGCCATCAGCCGATACCTCCGGTCATGGTGATGTTGGCGATGTTGCCGACCGTGGGGATTTCCCAGGCGCGCATGACGATGTCGGCGGTCCCGGTCTGGGCCGCGTCGGCGCGGGCAATCATGGGGATGTCGACGTAGCGGACTCCGTCCACGTCCAGGAGCGTCTTGTAGAAGTCGGAGAGGGTCAGGCGCATACCGAAGTCGACGTTCGCGAAGGAGAGCATCGTCTTCAGTGACTGCTGCACGTCGTAGAGCACGGAGGCCCGGGAGTAGCGGGGCCAGCACTCGACGGTGATCGGGTTGGAGGCGTTGCCGACGTTCACCTTGACGGTGGTCGGGCCGGACACGGTGACCGTGGTTCCTGCCAGGGCCTTGGCCTGGAGGGTGCTCTGCACGTTCTGGAGGGTGGTCGTGCTCGGGGTGCCTCCGTCGGAGCCGATGACGAACACCGAGATCGAGGTGTAGGTCGCGGCGAGGGAGTTGGCCCGGACGATGCCGGGGGTGGTCAGTGCGAGGTCGGAGAAGTCCGCGAGGGTGACGCAGCGGTCCTGGGTGCGGAAGATCCTGGGGGCGTTCGCACGGATCTGGTCGTTGGTCTCCGGGTCGGCCCCTCCGGTCATGGCGGAGGAGATCGCGTTGCCGCTGGAGTCCTGCGAGAAGGTGACGCCGGGCAGGGTGGAGTCCGCGATGGCGCTGACCACGCCCGCGTTCACGTTGCCGACCGCTCCTCCGCCGACGCGGTAGGTGGCGTAGAGGGTCAGGTTCGTGGTCGGGATGGCGCCGTTGATGTTGTCGCCGAAGCGGACCCAGGTGGCGCCTGCGTCGTCCAGGTAGGTGCTGAAGACGCGGTCGCTCGGGTCGGCGTCCACGATGTAGTCGATGTACGTCCACTCGGTGAGGGTGCTGACGTCGTCCACGTACACGCGCACCGTGCCGCCGATGACGGGCACGTCGGGCAGCCGGAACTCCTGCACGGGCAGGCCCGAGCTGGTGCCGATGTTGACCTGTGTGCGGGTGACTCCCTGGGTGACGGCGACGGTCGCGGTGCCGCCGTTCTTGGGCACGGTCACGTCGGTGTCGGTCTCGTACGTGATCGGGGAGTCGATGGTGTCGACGTAGTCGGTGACGACCTGGGTGCCTGCTGGCACGGTGACGGCCGGGCCCGGGTTGGACGTCTGGAAGGTGACGGTGCCGCTGGCCGGGACGCCGTTGGAGGGGCGGTAGCCGAGCAGGTCGGAGATCTGGAGGAGGGACATCCGCTGCGTCGCGGTGGGCAGGAAGGACTCCTGCTGGAGCCGGTCGCCGTAGTAGGAGAGGTTGTCCCCGAGGTAGGAGAACAGCTCGACCATGAGCACGCCGAAGTCACCCTCGGAGGAGGGCACCCACTGAGGGAACGCACGGGAGGCGAAGTCCAGGAGGCTGGACTTGAACCCCTCGTAATCCCGGGAGGTGTAGTCCACTGCCGGGTTGTCAGCCACTGATGACCTCGCTTACGGTGCCGCCGACCCGGACGACT